CCATTGGGCACCAAGTTGATATTGCCATTGGTATTGGTGGTTAGAACAGTGTTGTTGGCAATTTGGATATTGCTGTTCACTGGACCTGCAGCAAATATTTGGTCAAAGTTTACATTAACTGCCGTAAAAGCCGTGATCAATGATTCACCTGGAGGTACAGTGTTGATGATCTGTTGACCACCCGAACTAAAAACCGCAGTCATGTTGCCCGAAGCGTTGGAAACTGCGTATGTTGCACCACCTGGCAAACTGGATAGGGTTATTGTGCTTGTGGGATATCCTGGTATCACTGTGCCAATGTAATAGGTGGCATTGGCCGTGATGCCACCAAACGTGTTGCCCGAAAACACAATGGGCAGACCCGAAAACATATTGTCCACGGAATTGACGGTTATGATATTTCCAACAGGATTGGCAGCAGTGGCGTAAATGGTATATTGTGTCATTGAAGTAAATCAACCTTTATTGTTATTTATGGTTAAACTTGGTTCTAAAACTGTTGCGTAGATTCTGCAATCGTGTTATACTAGCATCATACTGTTAGTTAACAGTTATTTTAAATTTAAAAAGGAAAACTTAAATTATGATCACTCGTTTTAGTCCAAAAACAAAAACCTACAAACTGTTCACAGCATTGCACAGTGGCGAAACTGTTACTCCTGCCCAGGCTGAGAAACGTTTTGGTATCAAGAACATTTCTGCCGAAGCCAGCAGAATCCGTTCCGCTGGATTTGCAGTGTATTGCAACACCCGTAAAGCTGGCAACGGTGTAATGGTATCAGAATACGCCATTGGCAAACCTTCACGCAAGGTTGTGGCTGCTGGTTACCGAGCATTGGCCATGGGCCTGGTGTAATTCTTAGTTTAGGCTAGGAAGTTGTAAAAACCCTGCATTATGTAGGGTTTTTTATTGACCTAAAAATCACAACAGTGTAAAATATAGTTTTAGCCAAGTTTAATAACCATGTCAAATTTCTTACTGCGTTGGTTGGAACGTCATGACCGTAAACGTATCATAATGGATCGAGTCAATGACGCACCTTATTTAGAACGTTATTATGTTTTTTTAAAAGATCGTGCACGTTTTCCATTCAATGTGTTTTTACATCGATTCTTAAAAAGCGACCCAGATGATGTGCATGATCATCCGTGGCCGTATTTTACTCTCATTCTAAAAGGTGGCTACACCGAATGGATCCCGCATTTTAACATGCACGGTCAAAAAGTCATGGAAGTTGCAGTATGGCGCGGTCCTGGGCATTTTAGATTTAGCCGTGCAACCAGTTATCATCGTATTGAAATAGATCCAACAGTTGACACATGGACACTGTTTGTTCCTGGCCCAAAACAACGAGACTGGGGCTTTTTGACTCGCACCGGATGGATAGAAAGCGAGCAGTATCTTGCTCAACGGGCTCAACAATGATTTACTTAAATATTGCCATAGTGATGCTGACCGGGTACTGGTTAGTGACCTTTGATTACACAGAACGCCGGATCACTTATATTTTTGATGGTATAATTTTTAGTTGGAATTTGGCAGAAATTTTGTTGTACGTAAATAAACTATTGGGGGAATAAGATGGACATCAACATTGGTGATATTGTGATCGGTATGGTATTCGGTATTGTGTTATCCATAATGACATTTAACTGGATAATGAACAGAATTGGTGCACAAATTGCTGCCGAACTAGAGCAGGCACTGCCTGACAACATAGGTGTCACTGTTGAGGTTGACCAAAATGTAATTTACTGCTATAATAGCGAAACAAATCAATTTCTCTGTCAAGGGCAAACACTGAAAGAAATACAGGAAGCATTCCAATCAAGATTTCCCAACATCAGTGCTTATATTGTTGGCGGAGATCCTGCAGTTGTGGCACAGTGGAAAAAAGAAATAAAAAATGAAATTAGCAATCACATCAGATCTACATCTTGAATTCAGCGACATTGTTCTTGAGAACAATGAGTCAGCTGATGTGTTGATTCTTGGCGGTGATATCTATGTGGCAGACTCACTGACATCTGCAGTGACAGACTTTTTTCAGCGTGTGAGTTTTCGATTCCCTGAAACTATCTACGTCATGGGAAACCACGAACACTATCATGGAGACTATGCCAAAAGTGCTGAGCGTATTCAAAACATGTTGGATTCGTTGAACATCCGCAATGTACATTTATTGGATCGTAGCACATTAAAACTTGGTGATATCACATTCATTGGTGGCACACTATGGACTGATTTTAACCAGCGTGACCCATTGACCTTGCACGCCGCAGGCTCAATGATGAGTGATTTTCGCGGTGTTCGAAACACCAATGATCATGTAAGTTGGAAGTTTTTGCCTGTGCATGCTTTACAAGAGCACACAGACATGATCAACTATATAAAACTAGTGCTAGATAATCGTCGGGCCAACAACATACATGATCCAAATGTTGTGGTAGTAGGTCATCATGCTCCGAGTTTTCAAAGTATCGCAGAGCAGTACCAGGGTGACAAAGTGATGAATGGATGTTTTGCAAGTGATCTAAGCAAGCTGATTCTGAACTATCCAGAGATTGTGCTTTGGACTCACGGGCACATGCATGATGAGTTTGACTATGAAATTGGCACCACACGAGTGGTCTGCAACCCAAGAGGCTATCATGGATATGAAACCCGAGCCAACAATTTTGTCATCAAATATGTTGATGTCTAATTGTACTCACAGTGAAATTGATAAATGGATTGAATTTGCCGAGCATGAGATTTAGTTTTCAAGAGTGTCCAAGTTGGTTTACTAACTATGTAGTAGATGAATTTTTAGATGAGTTTCATTCTGGTGCTCATGCTACAAATGCAGTAAGTGATTCATTGAATGATTCTACACAGAGAGACAAGTTATTGGATTATGCAGTAGAATTTTTTACTGCCAAAGGGATTTGTGTTAAAAAGCAAGATCGTCAAATTTGGTTTGACATAGATGAAAATGATCCAAAATATTTTTGGCTTATATTAAAATGGAGTGAATGATGAGCAAACGAATTTATGAACTTGCTGAGCAAGCCGGAGCCTATTGCGAATCACTCAGAGGTGGCGATTATAAACCGCCAGTACTGGATGGCATGAACTTGGAAAAGTTTGCTGAGTTATTGATTCAGGAGTGTGCTGACTTTGCGTACCAGCAATCGATCTACTGTAAAGGTGTTCCATGGAATCAAGTTATTAAACAACATTTTAACATGGAAATAACAGACGCTGATCGAGCACCGTATTTTAGGACAACCACATGAAAATTTACAAAAGCAACTACCGATATCATTGGGTCAGTCCATATACCATTCTAAAAGCAGTTTGCTTTTGGGAAAAGGACGATGATGTTTTTTACAATCACGAAGATACGCCCGGCCACAAATACGACAAATGGGTGGCCCGTTTAGAACCCATTTGCAAGGCCTGGATGAAGTTTTTAGACTTTGTTCATCCCAAGATCAACTATGTAAAAATTGACAGATACGATACCTGGAGCATGGATCATACCCTGGCTGACATAATCTTGCCCATGCTCAAACAGTTGAAGACAACCAAGCATGGCTCTCCCAGTGTGGATGACCAGGATGTGCCTGAAGGACTAGGATTGAGAAGCACAGAAGCCGGACCCAAGGAAAACGAGTGGGACACCGACGATAACTGGTTCAAGCGTTGGGATTGGGTGTTGGATGAAATGATCTTTGCGTTTGAACACAAGGTCGACGATTCCTGGCAAGATGCTTTTCGCTCAGGCGAATTTGATCACAAAACAGTTGCCTGCGAATGGGACAAAAATGGCAAAGCCACCATGTACCACTGGGAAGATGGTCCAAATCACACATACAAATGTGACTACGAAGGCATGAAAAAAGTAGAGGAACGTATGCAAAACGGATTTGCATTGTTTGGCAAGTATTATCAAAATCTCTGGGACTGATGGAAGAAAATAACTCAGCCAAAGGCCGTGCCAGTTTTGATATAACTACAGGCAACACTTTGGTTAATTTTATTAACCGAAACGTCACACCATATCCTACCGAAGCTGGTGGTCCTAAATTTGATCTGATTCCTATAGAGAAACAGAAAGACATAATGATCAATCATGCTAGGATGTATGCCCAGCAAGAGTATGATAGAATTATGGAATTGGTTACAGTATTACAGAAACAAGCAGAAGACATCAAACGCAGACTTGATGTCACTGACATGGTTTATGCAGCAGAATATCAATTTCAAATTGTTATGGGCCAGTATTATTGGTTAGCGTTTGACACAAGAAAGCAAAAAATGATTTTATCACTTCACGGTCCAACTGAATGGAGCACAGGTAAACCAGAAAACTATGACTACATAACACAAGTCAAGTACATGGGCGACCATACCTGGATGGAAATTCAACATGACTGAACCGCAAAGTTCTGCAGTTTTTGCATCACATGTGAAACAATTACTAGCAGACACAGATCACAAAAAAGATCTTTGTGTTTACAAAAAAATTCCATTGATCGAATACACGGCATGGAAACAACAGTTTTCTTGGGATGCACTGTACGGTCTACGTTATGCTCAAAGTTTTTGCAATCATTTTAACATAACAGACAACATACTGTACCACGACACAAACATTGATCGAGCAGATAAGTATATAAAGGAACAGTATCTTGAATAAACGTCTTTATTTTGCGTATGGTGCCAATATGAATCGTGCGGTCATGCGCCGCCGATGCCCTACCGCTCAGCCGATCAAAGCCATGATGTTACAAAACTGGCAATTGGAATTCTACAGCCATGCCACCATAATTCCGGTCAACGGTGCACAATGTGCCGGTGTACTGTGGTCGTTGACACCGCAGGACGAAGATGAACTGGATCATTTTGAAGGATTTCCGCATTATTATTCAAAACGTGATTGGCGTCAAAATGGTAGTGATTTTTTCTTTTATGAAATGAACGGTCCACTGGGCGGTTATCCTGGCGAACGTTACGTAAATGATATTGGCTTATCTTATACTCAGTGGCGCTTGCCCGAAAAATTATTTGATGCGGCCATTGATCGAGTGTACACCAGATATGATCAAGAATATCCTGCCACCTAATCATGCTATTAGATCCTCCGGTTAGTTATCTCCGAGAAGCAGTGAGTTTTAGTCATGCCTGCGAAATCACCAAACCATTTGGAGAAATTGAATATATTTTAGCTTGGTGCAAATTAGGAATGGACGATGAATGGCGTTGGCAATTGATAGAAACCAGTTCTGACCGCACTCCGGGAAAATATATCTTTTATTTTGATTCAGAACGGGATTACCTGGCATTTGTAATGCGGTGGCACTGAGTTGACACCAATTCAAATGTGTGCTATAATTTAACTGTTATAAACTCTTTGGATAAACCATGATGAGCCTTTTGAACTTGACACTACGCCCTACTGTAATATTTGATGTAACAAATGTTGAACATAGAAAAACTGTTGAACAATTTTTTCGTACTGGCACCTGGCGGCGTACTGATGTAATTTTTTTGTTGGAAACTCCCTACTATGATTTACCGGCAATGGTTACTGCTAAACTTACAGATTATTATCTTCAATGTGAATTTGCCCCGTCAAAAGACAAGAAAAAACAAATTCAGGTGTTATGACCCATACTTTTATAGCCATGTGGGACTGCAATGGTCTTGAATACCTCGATGACGTCACTGCAGATGAACAACGAGTCATGTGGGAACGACTACAAGGCAAGTCCAGCCCAAGACATGCACTTGCTAACCCATTCCATCTCAGACTCAGGGCACAGGCAAACCCTCAGCGCAACTACGAGATTTACTTGTTTTCTGTTGATGATGGAATAACCAAACAGGATCTAGTGGAAGCATTTGATACAAATCCCCAATACATAGTGGATCATATACGCAAAAATGGCGAATGTTTTTACAGTGACCGCAACACCAACAAAAGAGTGATTGCCTAGGTTGACAACTGCTTTGTTTTTTAGTACAATTACAACTGTTTGATAGAGTGGCTTCGTGCTGTTTTAAAAAACAATTTTATTAATTTTAAAGGAAATTCAAATGACAACAACTGTCAATGCTATCACTTTGCCTCGTACTGTGAACAGAGGTGCCAATCCGTTTGCACCCATTGTGCTACAACAAAATCGTCGACTTACTCCTAACCAGGCTCGGGCCATTTATGTGCCGCTGACTCAAAGAGCCGCAAAGGCCAATGCCAATACCAAGGTTCAAAAAGCCGTTGCAGATTTAAAAGCTCGTCTTGCTGGACAAACATATACACAGGAGCATTTTGGTGAACTCCTGCTGGTACCAGCCAGTGAAATTGACATCAATGTTGAGATCCAACGTGATGAGGAAGCCGACCATCAAGCAGACATTCTTGAACGTTTTGATCCACGCATTATCATGCCTGTGATGTGCACCAAATTGGCCAATGGTAGATACAGTGCCTGGGAAGGCCAGCAAAGTTCTTGTATCATATTCCACTTGATGCAGGCTGGATTGGTCAGCCCAGACCATTTGATCCAGATCAAATCTTTTGATGAAGACATGGCAGTTCCTGGCAGTGATCTCAAAGGCGAAGCAGTAGGCAACTATGGATTCCGACAGATCAATGGTGGCATGCGCAAACCCATTGATGCATTTCACCTGCATCGCAGTCGTGTAAACGGTGTTAGACTGTACAATTCAGAATTTACTGAAGATGTGCAAAGTGAAGAAATCCAGCAGATACTTGAAAACAACAGTATGTTTCCGGCCAAGGCCAGTGCAGCTCAAAGCAATCAGGCCACACCGGGCATGGTCACATACCTGCATGGTTGTAACTTGATTGCTGGACACGGCACAGAACAAAAAGTGTTTGATTTGGCCAAGCAAGATTTGGACTGGGCACTAGCCTGGCACAATCGCTATTACCCAAACGAAAAAGGTGTAGATGGCGGTTTTATTTTGGCATTTGGTCGACTGCATCATGCGGCTCGTGTCAACAAACCTGCAGTCAAACTGGATGCAGCAATGGAAAATGATCTGTTCAACATGTTCAAAACACTGTATGGTTCACCCAAGGCCTTTCATAAAGATTGTAAACAACGTCTGGAGTCATTTCAGTATGCCAACAATCTAAACAAATCCTGGAGTGACAGTTGTCTCACTCCAATTTTGGTGCTGGACTATCTTGATGCCAAAAAGTATGCTGGCAAATTGAACATGCCTGTGGTACCTGGTATGAATCTGTATGCAGGAATCTAAACCTTATTACTTTTATCTGTGGCGCCATCGTTTTGTTGATGATGCTACAGATAACATCCTAACCAGGACTTGTTTTGGCATCACTGGCAACCCAACAGGCCGTACACAAGGCTACGAAGGTCATGTTGGGCACACAGTAAAATTCACAGGTTTATGGACAGGTCCAGAACGGCTTGTACGTGAACTAGAAAACAGAATCAAATCTGATTTTTATCAACACATTGTAACAGGCACTAATGGATTTAGATACGAGTGGATCAACGAAAACATTGACCATCAAGCGGTACACGGATGGGTAGAATGGGAAATAGAAAATACATTCATTGGAATAGAACGTGTCACTGATTGAAACCTATTACAATAACATCTGTGCAGAGTGGGGAGTGATCCCCACTTCTGACGAATACACTGGTTACGAATCTGTAGATAGTCAACTCCGAGTGTTGAGCAAACAGGCATGGACTGCTGCAGACGATGCCGGCAAAGAAGCCATACAAGAAGCGGCATTTCAAATATATAGATCAGTTGGCATTGTTCCTATAACTTATTACAGTTTAGAAGGATGTCGTCAACAGATTCATGCAGTGGCTGCGGCAAAAAAATCGGTTAAAAATAGCACTTTGGCCATTGGCGGTTCAGCAGGATCAGCATTTGGCCGTTTTTGGTTTCCCAACATGCAGGATGCCAAATGGAACAACAATGACACTGTGAGTATTCGGTCACGGTTCAATCATGACAACAAACTCAGACGTGCCATTAAGATCTGTTACAAGTTCCGTGACAATGGAGATCAAGCAGTTCATCCTCGGAGTCTTAGAACCGCACTGGAATTGGTCAACGGCGGTACCATACAGAATTTCAAGCCAATGAATGCTCAGGCCATATGGGAATACATTTGTCCGGTGTTTCGCGGGCAAGTGTTGGATTTTAGCTCAGGCTACGGTGGCCGCATGCTGGGAGCATTGACCAGTAATCTACGCTATCATTATTCGGGTATAGATCCCAACACTCGCACCTATCAAGGTCTCGTGGCACTGGGCGAATTGATCACTGATTGTGGAATGGGTGCCGGATATGAAATGCACAACTGCGGCAGTGAAGAACTGGAGTCAGCACCTGACGCATACGATGCAGCATTTTCAAGTCCGCCTTATTTCAATCTGGAAACCTACTGCGATGAACCCACTCAGTGCATGAATCGCTATCGTAACCTTGATGCTTGGTTTGAATCTTATGTTGTGCCCACATTGCAAATGATACATCGCAGCTTGTGTTCAGATGGCATATATGCAGTAAACATAGCAGATTATAAAAATGGCAAAGAGCAGTTTGAAATTGTGGATCGATGGAAAGAAATAAGCAAGCAGGTCGGTTTTGAATACCAAGAAACTGTGAACATGTTATTGACCACACGACCCGGAGTAGGAAATAACAGAGCTGAGCAGGCTACAAAATCTGAAGGCATTTATATTTTTACCAAAAAACAATAGTTTGTCAACTAAATGTGTTGCCCAGGCGTTGTATATATGTAGGGATAGAAATTTCTACATTAACCAAAAAGGAAACTTATCATGAAATTAGTCGCAACTTTGATCGCTTCAGCATTTGCTGTCTCTGCTTTTGCCGCAGAACCTGCCAAGAAAGAAGAAAAGAAAGCTGATGCCAAGCCTGCTGCCACAGCACCTGCTAAACCAGCTGCCGCACCTGCACCAGCAACGCCTGCCAAAAGTGAGCCTGCTAAGAAGGACGCACCTAAAGCAGACGCCAAGGCAGCTGCACCGGCATCCAAATAATCTAGATGACAATGATGACTTCATAATAGACGATGAAGTCACATTTGGACGTAATCGCAGGAGTTTAGAGTTTGGAAAAGTAGTACACGATGATGAAGAACTTTCTGATTATGTCCAAGATAGATTAGCATTGGCAAGATCCTTGGCAATGCAAGCATACAAAAAAGCCCACGCTACGTAAAAGTGCCTGGGCTTTTTATTTGAATATATACACTATGTTAGAATATGAACTGTCACAAACAGGCATTGGGTCAACACTGTCAATATTGTCAATGCTGTTGCATTCTGGAGAACCCATTACTCTGCATACGCCAGCATCAAACACAACTCTTAGAGAAATAAAAAAAATCTTTCAAATTGAACAATTGACCATTGTTGACAAACAGGCATTGGAAGATGATCTAATATTAAAATGCACAGACAAAGGTAAATTTTTTAGTCCGTATCTTCATAATGATAATTTGGCTTTGTTTGGTAAACAATATCCTATCTCTGACCAGCGCAAACCATGCATTGGATTGGCCACCTGGGACCTGCAGTATGAATTTGCAAACAATGCATTTCCTTACAATCGATTATATTCAAAAGAATTCTGGAGTGAAATTTTTCAGTTGGCGCAATCAGCGGGATATGATGTCATAACATTTAACAGATTAGATACCAGCATTGAACAAAAAGTCTGGCAGCTAAATGAACTATGTGATTGTGTGATTGGCTACGAAGGCGGCATGTGTCATCTTGCTCACACATTGTCAATCCCTACTGTAATAATGCCCTGGCATCATTATGAGGATGGACGTTCTCCTGACTCTGATATGTTTTATGTACCACAAAAATTACACCTAGATCCCAAAACTTATTTTGTCAAAGACGAGCAAGAAATACTGTCTTGGACTCCAACATATTTTGCTGAACTAATAACACAGTTGCACGACAGTCAGGGAAATAGTGTATTTTTTAATAGTGACCTTATTATAAGCCCGCCCAATCTTAAAAGTGTTGCAATAAAAACTGTTGATGGACAAGAGTTAAACATAGTGTTGTCACAGTTTGAATTAGATTTCATTAAAAAATACATAAAAAATATTGCAATTGCCGGAATCAAATATTCCATATAAAGTAGGATAATATGTCACGAATAATAGCGTTTGGAGATAGTTTTGTTGTGGGCGACCAAGATGATTTTGGCCCTGCTGATATAAACTACAATCCAAAATTTCCACCAACACACAACATGCCGCCGATTGAAAGAGAAGAATATCTTAAAAACAATGTTAGTTTTGCGGCCATTATTGCAAAAAAATTAAATTGCGAATTTCTTAACAAGGCAGGAAGAGGACATAGCAATTTTTACCAGTTGGATAGATTAATGAGAATTATCTACAATGGATTATTAACAGAAAAAGACACAATATTGTTTGGGATTACCACCACCTATAGAGATAGAAGAAGTCTGTCAGTCAATAATAAAGGTATAAATGACAATGGATTAGTAGAAAATCAGAATTTACGTTTTGTTGAGATATTTGATTTATTTTATATTATATCTGCATTGGATCAAATATCTAAGAAATACAAAGTAAATATAATCAAATTTAATTTATTTGATAATCCATTGTATAGTTTTGAAGATCATTTAAATAGTTTTGATAAGATTCTTGAAACTGACAATTTCTTGGGTCATCAGTTTAATAATAATACTCTAGTAGATATACTCAATGATACTTGGGGGCAAAATTATAATAAAAGGCCACCTTATCACACTGAATTAACAGTATCGGATGCATACAAAAAATATTATACATGGAATAATCATCCTTCAATATTGGGACATCAGAAAATTGCAGATTGGTTTTTACAAAATATCAACTGGTCCGATTTAATAAAGTAGTGCTAAAAAACAACACCTAAAACCCTGTATTTTATAGGGGTTTTTTGTGGCTAAAATACAACAAAATTTTGGTTGACCCAAAATGCCCGATTTGCTATAATACTAACATGAAGACAAGAAAACGCCGTCAAGACACCAAGCATGCAGTTTACATGTTAGTAAACACTAACACCAATGAGTCATATATTGGCATCACTGTATGCGGCTCGCAAGTAAAAAAAGCATTGAAAGTTCGCTTCCAAAAGCATGTGCGTCGCGCACTGACTGAAAACAAAACGTGGGCTTTATGCAACAGCATCCGCGAACACGGAGCAGAAGCTTTTGCAGTACTTTTAGTTGACATTGTGCGTGGACGCAAACCAGCTCATGCAGTAGAACGCGAGCTAATCAATGGCGAAAATCCAGCTCTGAACAGTCACTAAACGGTTGACCCAAAACACAAGATCGGTTATAATAACAGCATGTTAAGCAAAAAGGAGTTCAAAATGGTAGATGAAAAGTACAAATCTCAGTTTTATTTAGACTGGACCAATGATGAAACTGGTCCAGTTGCTCGCTGGCATTCCAACGATAAAATTCCTTTTGCAGACATGTTGCAAAATTTTGTAGATGCAGGTTGGATGGATGCTCAGATACAATCCAACAGTTTGGCTCAACGCATAATTGAAGACCGTGCCGCTATTGAAGCTTATCGTGCCAACTATCGTGGTCCTAGCACAGAAGAAATGTTAGAAGCCCGCGCCGAATTTGGCCCTGGTGCCCGAGTGGTAAATGTGTTGACCGGCGCATCATATACAGTTTAAGGAGAGACAGATGTTTACAGTATGGGAAGACATGACACAATTAGAGCAGGCCCAAGCTACCTTTTGGGACATGTATAAAGATGCTTACGGCTTCCGTCCCCGTCACATTGACACCTCTACCTGGACTCTTGAGCAGTTCGATGCAGAGTTCGAAGGTCTCGGTGTAGCAATCGATGCGGCCGACCAAGAACGCAAAACAGCCGAAGCTCGGGCTGTAGAAACATTTGAGCGCCGTGTTGCTGAATTGATCAGCATGGGTGCCAAAGACTTGGCCATGGCCATGCGTTGGATCCACGAAGCAGAAGAGACCAACGGTGACGACAGTTACCTTGCTTGGACACTGGGCTTGCCCTATATGTACTTCCGCAAAGCGGGTTAAGGAGAATTCAATGAAGACAGGTTACAAAGCAGAATACAATGGTTGTACATACGAAGTCGAGCACGGTGATGCGTTTGATCGTGGTTCAGCAGACAGCTACTACGGTCGCCCACGTAGACCGCACAAAGGCGGAGTGGGTGGTGATTCGGGTTCTTTAAACATAAACCTTACACCGCAAGAGATTGCAGACTACATGGCCGGTTACGACTGGAACGAAGCCGACGGCAACAAAAAGGATTGGTAATGAATGATTTAGAATTGCATGGGCTGAACGCTCGCCAACAGGTGCTGGCAGACATCATGTGGAGTCTTGAAGAATACGACCAAGTTCAGGCCTTTATCAACACCTTGCCCAAGCGAGAAAAGATTGAGTGTGAAGGCATCATTGAAATGATGAAAATGGCCGTAGTTGAACAATGCCGCACTGGCGTTGAAAACACCAAAGAAGCTGATAAAATTATTAAACAAATACGTTCTAAAAAGGATTGATATGGGACAGATGAAATCATTGTTTGTGGAGTTTTTAGAGAAATACGAATCATGCACTCCGGAAGAAATTCAGGAAGAGCTAGACCTGTACAATAGTCTGCAGAGTCGAGGTGTGACTGACGAAATTCGTATTTCATTCTTGGAACAATTATTGACTAATAAAGAGGTGGCATAATGGATATCAAAGAAATCAACAATGCAATCATGTTCAATGGATTAACCAATGAGCAGTTGGAATCTGTTATGATGGCAGTGAAATTTGCTCGAACCCAACTGGTAATCAACAACAAACGGTCGTTGTGTATTGGGGATCGTGTTAAGTTTACCAGCAATCGCAATGGCCGTACTTATCTTGGCACAGTTGAAAAAATTGCCATCAAGTATATCACAGTTCACACCGGCGGCTCTTTGTTTAGAGTTCCAGCAAACATGTTAGAGGCGGCATGATAGCCGAGTTAAATTGTTTTTTGTAGTGTATCGGGTGAAATCGGGTCACTGCATAAGTGTGTATGATCGCGAAAGTTCAGCCAAGGCTCAGGTCACACGAAATAATCGTGTCCTGATGATGGATATATTACGGGGTGAAAACCGACCAATTAATTGGTGGCCAGGCCGTCGAGAAGAATGGGCCTATTGCAATTATGCAGACTATGCAGCCCATTTTTACAAGGCCTACAAAGCCAAATAAGTGTTGCAAAAAAACAACACAAAAAGGTTGACCAAAAACACCCGTTTTGCTATAATAGAAGTATAGTAAGAAACAAGGAGTTAAAGATGACTTTAAGATACGAAACAGTTGGTGAAATGATCACTCAGCACCAGCAAGAAAAATTTGAAAGCGATGTAACTTACATTGTTCGTCCGTTGCTAAATGACAACGAACATGCTGGTTTTTTTGGAGAAACTGGCACCTTGTTTGCTGCTTGTTCTGAGTTGACTGCCCAGACCATTTTTGACCGATTGATCCTGGAATTTGGTGTGGGAAAAGTGCAACTCAACGGCCCAATTCAAGGCGAATACGCCTATGATTTTGTGTGAAAACGGTTGACCAAAAATACCCAATTTGTTATAATAACAGCATAGTAAGTAAAAAGGAGATAGTTATGCAAGCAGTCGCAACAGTGATCACAGAGCAGTTGGTACAAGACGCTACCAACGAAGCAGGCATCCAAGCCCGTACTGCCGCCAAGGCATTCCACGCCAAGCATGGCGATCGTGATGCTTGTGGCTTTGCCTGGGTTAACGTCTACGGCGTTCGCTCAAACAGCAAGCTGGGCAAGTGGTTGGCAGCCGCAGGCTTCCGCAAAGACTACACGGGTGCCTTGTGCCTGTGGAACCCCAGTGGTTTCCCTACACAAAGCATCAGCATCTTGGAAGCCGGCGCCGAAGCCTACGCCGAAGTACTGAAGAACAAGCTGGGTCTGGATCGTGTTTACGCAGGTTCACGGTTAGATTGATTGACCAATAAATTCCGATCTGTTATAATACTTGTATAGTAATTAAAAAGGAGTTCAAGATGAGTTATGTAATTGTTGCCAAAGGTACTGGTCTTATTGTCACAGACGGTCCCAACCGAACTCGTGCCTACAAAACTTTTGGTGCCGCCAAAGCCACCCGCACTCGTCTGTGTAACAAGGCAGGTTGGAACGAAAGCCAACTGAACATTGTAGATCGCGGCACTTACACTGCACCCCGGATCACTGTTCGCAATTTAATGACAGGCAAGCCGGTAGAGATTGATGCAGACACTCCGTGGTCATGCAACCCGGCTTCGGAAACTTATTGGAGCATGTGATGACAGATTTAGAAATTATTGTAACAACAGCAGTGGTCGTTGTGATCTTTGCTGTGAAGGTTTGGATTCTCACAAAGATTTAAGGCAACAAAAGGAGCAAAAAGATGCAATATTATATGCCAGGCAAATACCCAAAATCAACTCGTTCAGCCGCACCCGGTACCAAGTATCCAGTGGCCCTGGTTTGGGCAGCGGCCATTGCAGCACATCGTATCAATGATAACCGTTATATCAAGGCCACTGAATGGGATCACCAAGCAGATCCACCTGTGTTGAAATTTAAAACCAGTCGCGAAGTGTTTGCAGAATTGCTGACTGACCCAACTCAGTTGACTGCCGAAGATTACCAAGCTGGTCAAGAGTGTTTGGATTGGGTGCGTGGTGACTTCACTGTCAAAGCCCTAAAAGGTCAATTGAGCGAATTTGATCTAAGTGTGCAAAAGGTCGTTGCAGTAGAGGAAAGTTTTGATTCCAATTTGGATCGACTGGCCTTGGCCATTGTTCCATGCTTGCCAGCAAGCCAAGCTCGTGGCCAGGCTCGTGCAGAAACAGATTCGAGACTGCGTCAAACTGCCAATGAACACATTGGCCGTGTGGGTGAAAAAGTCAGTTTAGAAGTAGAAGTTTTGAGAGCTTCTTACAGCGCCAACTACAATGTTTGGTTTGTAGCTGCGGTTGATAGTCAAAATCGTAGTGTGTTTTTTAGCTACCGCGCTCCTATTGAAACAGGACCCGGTACAAAGATCCGTGGCACTGTCAAAGCTCACCGTGACAATAACACCACCCAACTCAACCGTGTGAGCATTATCTAAGGAAATATCATGAGCAAACTCATAATTGGATTCATTTTAGGCTTGGTGGTCAGTGCCGTTGGATTTTCGGGCATTGCTCGAATGTTTGACAAGGGCGTTCAGACCATCCAAACTCAAAGCAAAGAATTGGCCCAGTGATTCGGGCAAACCCAATCAAAATTATTGCAAAAAGACTTGACCATAAACTGTTCTTTTGCTATAATATTGATATGTTGTGTGACAAGCAACATGTATTTTAACTTAAACTTTATAGGCAACTTTGAAAGGCAACACCATGTCAACAACTGAAAAACTCTTCTCCGTCGCAGGCACTGCAACTAATCCTGATGGCACTACCAAAGCTCGCTTTGCGAATGATTTGGTATCTCGTCATAAGATTTTGAACAAGTCTGGTTGCACAGATATCAATCTGATTGAACTTCCACATGCAATGACCAAATTGCAGGCTTTGCAGTTCTTGCAAGACACACAGGGCTACACTGGCGATGCCAGCTATGCAGTAGCCAACAAATTGGCAGAAAAAACCAAACTTGCCAAGAAAGGCGAATTGACTGTCAGTGCTTCAAGTGTGAAGTCTGGCAAAACACCTGCCAAGGCTGTTAACTCAGCAGTAGAAGCCTAATAGGAATCTACTCCAACACAATGGCACTTCGGTGCCATTTTTTACGATTTTTAAATCTGTCATAATTAATTGTATGCTCGATGAAAACACCCAAGAAGAAATAATCCGTATAGCTACCATGCATCTCATGTTGGTATTGTATCGAGAAGGTATAACTAAAATCCATATGGGCGGTCTCATGCGTGTTTTGGGTGTGCCCAATGACACTGCAGCTGAACACGACAATGAAGAAGTCATAATAGACGATGAATTTGCTAAATATGTTGAGCAATTGACTGCGCTTGCTTGTAGTCAGCCTGCCAATCAATCCTTGCACTAAATGTCCCAACCCAAAGATAAACATGGTGAAGCCATGTTTATAATATTACTCAGAACGTCTCAGGCTAGAAATTTATTCACTGCCTGGATCAACGACAATAAAAATGCTCGTGCCAGAATCGATGATGGACGTATGTATTTGTTTGATCATAATTCATTGAACTTGTTTATGGTGACCTGGCGCCACAATTGGGACGATGTAACTATATGGGATACTTGGAATCGTCGACACATACATGGGTGATTTATGTCGCAATTTATAAAATTACAAGTTTCGTTCCCTCCTGGAGCAGGAGGCAATTGGCTTGCAAGTGTGTTAAGTTATTGTGTTTACCCTGATTATAGTTGGGCAGCTCAAAAAATAAATTTTCATAACATATATAAAATTGAGTTAGGTCACCATCCAATGATTACAGATAATACATTGTCCATTGGAAATAACTCTTACAAATATAATTTTTGGAAATTATATCTGCATAAACAAATATTACGCAACTCCAAGTACACACGTATTGGAGGGAAAAAATTTATAGTAAATCCTCACAAACAAACTATTAACAACAAAGATAATTTTTTCTGGTTAATTGATCAATGTAGATGTATACAAAACTATCAATGTCCTGGAAAATTTCAAATTGATTGGCAAGATTTATTTGTTGATCCTAATCGTGCCTGGACTGCTATCTGTAATTTCCTTGAATACAATCACAAAAAAAATCATATTGATTTTCCTCAATTTAAAATTGCATTAGATAGCTATACAAAAACTTGCCAGGTTGTAAATTACAAAACAAATGTTAATCATAGGTTGTTTTTAATATGGAGTTTGGCATTTTTACAAAATAATAATTACACTGCACCATTTGATGTATTTGAAAAATTCGGGTCGGAAGAAATGACGACCTGGGTTCATAAATTCCGCCCGATGATTTTAGAGTACACACAGCAAAATACGTTTTCAATTTGATTAAACAAAATTTGACAAGTGTGCAAAATGTTGTATAATTACTATACATTTAAAGGAAACACAAATGACACAACATGAACAAATCGTAGCCGCTTATGAAACTTACCTTGCCGAAAATGCCAAGTTTACAGAAAAAGGTGTCAAAGCCGCAGCGGCCCGTGCTAGAAAAGCCCTGCAGGAAATGAGCAAAGGTATCAAAGAGCGTCGTAAAGAAATTACCGCTGAAAAAGAAACATTAGCAACTGCCAAACCCTAATCCGGGTACCGCTTTGTAAATACTGCTGGTTGAATATAAAAGTAATTGCATGGATTTAGCAAAATCTAACAACACCACTCACTACAGTGAAGATACCATTTCTATAGATTCAATAGACGCACCTGCTACCATTGGTGCTATTGACTCTATAACTGTATCATCACTTGGTAACACAACTGGTACCTACTCCATTGACAATCCTTACTTAATCAATGGTGGTAGCACTATTAGTGCGGTCACAGGGGCCAACGGCTACAGTTATGCCAACTGGAACACACAGGCTGGCACCATTGTTCCCAGCGGAACAATCAGTCTCCAAGGTGAAAATGCTGACATCCGGGTCAACGGTGTAAGCCTGATGGATACATTAAACACCATTGCAGAACGCTTGAATATTTTACACCCAAACCCAGAACTAGAAACAGAATGGGATCAACTTCGAGAACTTGGCGAGCAGTACCGAGAACTAGAAAAACAACTTAAAGAAAAATCAGAGATGTGGGAAAAGCTAACTGCAATGCCACCACCGATTGTTGATTAAGTGTGTAGTTAACGACAAAAATGTACCAGAATTTCCGGTATAACAGTCCATTAACAAAGTCAGAACTAAGTATTTGCGGGGGCAGAAAACCCAATCTGCTAATTTATATATTGGCAATAGGTCACAATCATACATCTGCCCCTTCTTATCAATCCAGTTAAAAGGAGAACAAGTTGAATAATTCAACCAACAGCATCTGCACCATCTTAGAAACATGGGGTAGTGTATTAGTAAAATTTGTAAGTCTCTTGATGGTTATTATGATAGTGGTAAATTTTACAACTTATCATCTTGACAATCTAAAAGCAAACAACGCATTACATAAACCAGAACATGTGAGCGCAAAAGAGCGCACCCAACAATTAGAATGCCTGACTCGTAATATCTATTGGGAAGCAGCTGGTGAGCCGTTTGAAGGTAAAGTAGCAGTGGCACAGGTTACTATGAATCGAGTGGACAGTGGAAAATTTGCCAGCAATGTGTGCGGAGTAGTTTATCAAAAGAACATTGTATACGAAAAGGTAATTTGTCAGTTCAGCTGGTACTGTGAAGGCACACACAAAACTAAATCTGTGCATGGAGCCATGTGGAAAGAAAGCGAAGAAGTAGCCAAAAAAGTACTGCTTGAAGGTTTTCGATTGCCTAGTTTACAAAAGGCCATGTATTTTCATGCAGTGCATATAAAACCACAATGGGGTAAACCTGTTGTTGCTCAAATTGGAAATCACATCTTTTACGGAGAAAAAATATGAAATTTGGATTAACTTTTATTGAATCTGCAGTTCAAGGATTTAGACAATTTATTGACGAACATTTACCTAAAATTTCAGCTGAAACGCTGGGATGGTTGGCCACTGTTATTATTCATTGTGCAACCATCCCTACTTTGTTGAGCCTATTAACCGGACTCAGTGACCGCACACCCAATTTGGACATTGTGCTATTCATGTGGGCAGGACTTATCCTAATGTTTGGCCGAGCAGTCATACTCAAAGACGCACTTAACATCATTACCATTGGTATGGGATTTATGGCACAGGCTGTTTTAATGGCTCTAATACTATTCAAATGATTGAAAATTTATTTGTTATATTTGCACCAGGACTTGGCGGCAATCATCTAGCAAATTTAATTGGATTATCTAGTAGATTTACACGCAATACTGATCTTAGTAAATATCGGCCGGGCATAAAAACTGCACATCTGGCTGATATATCAAATCTACAAGAAAAATCTTTGTTGGATAATTTGCCACAGTTACAGATCCAAAGCAACGTGTTATGTGGACATTTAGCAGAATATCTTTGGATACAACAAAAACAAATTGATAAATTTTTTATAAATCGTAAATTTTTAATAATAACATTTCCAAAAAAAAATACTGCAGCTTATGATAGGCTGCTAAAATTTTGTCCAAATTTTAAGAACTATTGGTTCCATGAACAAACCAGTTTATACTCTGTTCAATATATGGAAAAATTATTTGGTGAAAAAGATTTTTTTACACTGAATGCTGAAGATATATTTACAGAACAAGTTGATCAAATAATCAAATTTATAGAATCAGAACTTGTTACGCAAATTGATGCAAAACTTGCCCAAAAGTTGCACACTATATGGTATAAATCAGTAACAGGTTGACCAATAACTAATAACTTGTTATAATTGACTATTCACACATGATTACAGGATAAATTATGAGCATGCATTTACACCATCCTTCGTTGAGTCTAAATGGTAAACGCAAGGGCAAGATAAAATTTCGTAATGCCGATGAAGCACGTAAGGCCCGTGAGCTAGATGCGTCATGGAAAGAATTGCTTAAAAAACAAGGCATCGAAGCTGAAGAAAAAAAGCGTAGTCGTGCCATGAAAGCAGAGACCTTGACTTATAGCCTTCCTACTCCTATAGGTCGTACAGATACAAAACATATTCCTAGTTTAAATTCAGGCGCCGGTGTTGCCACAGTAGCACCAGCAAAAGTTTACACAGGCACCAAAGTCAAAGGTATTGCTACAATGCATAAATCAAATGCAGTACCGGTTTTCAGTGACGAACAAGCCATAGATATTTCAAGGATGAGACGATGAAATTTGACCTACAAGCATTTAATAAAAGCGAAACTTGGCGTTTACTCCAGGGCAACGCTGGCAATTGGTACCAAGAAGCCAGTGAGCCGGACCGGCAAAAATTGCAAAATTGGATGTATGGTATGCTCAATGAATCCACAGTTCAAATTGAGTTTACCAAAGCTGATGGAAGTATGCGCTCAATGACCTGCACTTTAAACGAGACCTTGGGTGCTAAACATGTAAATAAAGAGCCTGTAAACCAATCCAAAACCGTAGACAAAAAAGAAACCTGTGCAGTTTGGGATTGCAACGCCAATGGGTGGCGTAGTTTCAGATGGGATAGATTACAAAAGATAGCGGTCACAATTGAGTAAAGACGATTTTATAAAGATGGATGGTGTGGTAATAGAAGTGTTACGAAACACTACATACCGAGTAAAACTAACAGGTATTGAAAATACTGTACTAGCCTCATTGAATGGGCGTATGCGCCAAAACAACATCAAAGTATTGGCTGGTGATATAGTAGAGATGGAGTTTAGTCCTTACGATGTAACTCGTGGACGCATAGTAAGACGTAGATAATTTAAAATTTAAATTTATTTAATAGATAATCGGCTGCTATCCGATGCGAAGATTGTTTTGGATGCGACCCGTTGAATTCATAATTATTCTTTTTACACCAGGTTAAAAATCCATGATTATCAAACAACACCACACGATTCCAATCAATTAGAATTTTCAATGAACTGATATAATTATCCGGTTCTGCTAACAAATTACTGGCAATGATATCGTCGTAGTCAAATGTAAACATGTAAGGTATACCACGAGCAACAAGGAATGTCTGTGCTAATATAATTTCCTTCAAGGATGAAGATATTCCGGTATACTCCCATTGGCCAGGACCTTGATACCAGTGTTCTTCAAATCCGCAACCGGGTTTGTATGTTGCCCTGCTGGTACCCACCCATCCTTGTTCAGTTCTGAACTCGTGTCGTATAGTTGTTGTCCAATCCACCAGCACAAAATCATCAGATTCGTAGCTTTGGTATAACACCATTCTGGCAATTTTGTGATTGGAATTGACAGGTTTGATTCGTGACACATAATCACGAGACAGATGTGTTGCTATCAACTCTGGAAATGAGTTTTTTTCCATTATAATACTGGATCCAAATGCAACAAGTCTAGACATACTAATACCTTTCATTTAACCAGATTCGAGAAATTTTTCCAGACGGACTCACTGGTATCAAGTCAATCTGTTCTAGCACTCGTGGCCAACAATGTTGTCCTAGGCCAATTAAAAAATCTTTAATGGTCTGTGAATCACAGGTGCCAGTGTACAAACACTTGACACAATCTGTGCCAAAAATCACACAGTCTGTGAGATTGTCAATGTTGGATTTCAGTTGATATTCCAAGCTCACTGGATTAACTTTGATGCCGCGAACATTGATTTGATCTTTGCTGCGCCCTAATATACGATAATATCCAGCCTCATCACGATCGGCCAAATCGCCAGTGTCGTACCATCCAGGAGCAAACACAGTAGAACCTTGAATGTAGAGATGTCCGTCCACAATATCAGCTTCTATTCCGTCGGGCAAACCCACAGTGCCCGGTCGTTGTTCTCCATGCAAAGGATTGGTAAAACATTGACTCAAGGACTCAGTCATACCAAATGCTTCTATCACAGGCACCTGATATTTTTCTGACAGATGCTGATACAATTCCGTGGGCAAAGCCGCACTGGCAGATCTTATAAATCTCAAATGATCAAAATCCATTTGAGAAATAACTCGTAAAAAATCAGGAATAGCACTGATAAAAGTTGGATCATAGTCAGGCATGGACTTGATATTTTTTACAGGCATATAGTGTATTTCGCACCGGGCCTGTTGTATAGCCCAATACATTCCTTGTCCGTGTGCATGCCACAGAGGCATTATGCTGACATACCGATCATTTGCAGTGATATCATAGGCAGAACAGATTCGCTGAGCCAATGTATTCACTTGATCTTGAGTAAAACTACAAAACTTGCTGTCTCCGGTGGTACCACTGGTATACCAAAGCAAGCGTTCGTTGCAGTAGTCCGCACCGTCTCTGTAGCTTTCACCTTGGTTGGTGATTAATAAACTATAGTCAGCATTGTCTAATAAATATTTTTGTCTTGATGCAGCCGCATCAGGATTGATGATCATGATACTGTAATCATCTAATTGATTGATATAATCCTGAGGGTTGTTTGCACAAATAACTGCTCGTTTCATGTCAATACTTATTGGCTCAAAATAAACAAGTAAAAGAAAATGACAACTAAAAAAATTATAGGATTTGGCGATAGTTTTGTCTATGGCTCAGAACAAGAAAACAACGACGACGGATCTTTGGGATGGCCGGGTCGCGTTGCCAACAATTTAAATTGTGAATATCATACTAGGGCAAACTCCGGATGTGGGAACGATTACATTGCACAGCAAATTTATTCTTGGTTTGCACAAAATCCAGTTGAAGACACCTTGGCAGTTATAAACTGGACTTGGATCAGTCGTTGGGATTATTATGTTTTTGACCATAAAACTTGGATTACCTTTGGCCCTACTTGTGTGCCAGCACGTCTTAAAGACTTGGTAGACCGCACTCAGGCTAAAGAAATGGTCGAGTTTTATCATTCACGAATCAATGCTGGCATACTATGGAATAAATTACGAAATTTACAAATAATATATGCGGCACAATCATATATGAAACAAAAAAATATCAATTGCATACAAACCTACATGGATTATGACATGTTTGATATTTCTTGTGAACACAAGGATTTGACTCCCGATTACATCAACGAACTGCAAAAACTAGTATATCCAGAACTAGAATTATTTGAAGGGCAAAATTTTGTAGACTGGTCCAGAAAAAATGGATTTTTTGTGTCCAAGGGAGGAATGCATCCATTGGAAGATGCACACATTGCCGCGGCAGCTCTGTGGCAAAACCGATATGCAAATGCACTAGGCGCATAAATACCCATATGCACTACGAAATACGACAAGATTTAAATCTAGTAGAGGCCAGTACACGGCCTGCCAAGCTGGAAACTACACCGCTGCCTTACGGTGAGAAAGACCTGGAGCCAGTATTGAGTAAAGAAAGTTTAGAATACCATTACGGGCATTTGGCCAAAGGCTATGCAAAGCGTTACAACGCAGGCGAAGGCAACGCAGATTTTAATCGTGCTGGTAGCTTTTTACACAACAAATTCTTTCCGCAATTGCGCCCGCCCAAAGGCGCCAACCGGCCACGGGGTGCGGTGCTGGCCTTAATTGAAGAGAATTTTAAAACCTATGAAGATTTTAAAATTGCAGTTAAAGAAACAGCAATGAAAATTCAAGGTTCTGGATGGGTGTATTTGAGCACCAATGGCACAATTAAAACTATACCCAACCATGCTGTTCGCACAGACATTTGTGTGCTGATTGATTGGTGGGAGCATGTTTGGGCCACTGATTATCAGTGGGACAAAGAAAAATACCTGGATAATATTTGGAAGATTATCGACTGGGATGTTTGTAACGAAAGACTATGATGACACTGACTGAATCAGCTACAACTAGGATACAAGACCTTATTGCAGAAGAAGGTAATCCTGCACTTAAACTGCGTGTATTTGTACAAGGTGGCGGATGCTCCGGTATGCAATACGGCTTTACTTTTGACGAAGTTGCCAACGAAGATGATTGGGATCTTGAATTCAACGGTGTCAAAGTACTGGTGGATTCAATGAGCGGCCAATATTTAACTGGTGCAACTGTAGATTTCAAAGAAGATCTACACGGCAGTAGTTTTGTTATTCAAAATCCCAACGCAGAAACCACCTGTGGCTGCGGCAGCAGTTTTAGTCCAACCTAATTCCTCAAAGTTCGCAGGCTAGCAAATCTGCTAAATACTAGCAGAGGACGACTATCCATGACTCAACAGATTATCTACGTAGGTACTGCACCCAATGATGGTGCTGGTGATCCTATACGAACCGCGTTTATAAAAACCAATGACAATTTCAGTGAGTTGTATGCTCGTGTGCAGGTTGATCCACCAACCACTTTAATAGGCAAAGTGGGCGACGAAATTGGCTACTATTCTCCTACAGCTGATTATTTGTACTATTGTTTTGCCAATTACGATGGCTCAACTGTGATTTGGGCCCAGATTACAGCTATTGGAAATATATCTGCTACCAAGATAGAAAATGGTACCAGTGTTATAGAAATCATTGATCCCAATGGCAACGCTAATGTCAGCATAAACGGCACTGGCAATGTGGCAGTTTTTGCCAACACTGGCGTTTATGTGTCTCAACTCAGTGCCATTGGTAATATTTCAACTGCTAACTATGTTCTTGGAAATGGTGCATTTTTAAGCGGATTGCCAGCAACTTATAGCAATGCCAATGTTGCAGACTTTTTACCTGTGTACAGTGGCAACATTGCTGCGGCATATGTTTCGTCGTCGGGCAATGTTGTAGGCGGTAATCTTTTAACTCTGGGCAATGTATCAGCCCAGGGCACAATCAACGCTCTAGGCAATATTGTCACCAGTGGATATTTTGTTGGCACGTTTGTGGGCAATGTCACAGGCAATTTTGTGGTTCCAGGGGCCAACACCCAGGTTATTTTCAACACCAGTGGCAATGCTGATGCAGTAGCAGGAATGACCTACAACAAAGATGCCAACACATTTGCTGTGCTGGGAATTGTATCTGCTCAGGCCAATGTTATAGGTGGCAATTTACTAACTGCTGGATTGATCTCAGCTTCGGCCACAATCACTGGCGGCAATTTGGCCACTGGCGGCACTGTGAGTGCCAGTGGCAATGTTATAGGTGCAAATCTAGTGACTGCAGGAATTGTCACTGCCACAAACACCATCACTGGCGGCAATTTGGCCACTGGCGGCACTATAAGTGCTAGCAGCAACATAACCGGCGGCAATTTACTTGCCAGCGGATTGATTTCGGCTGCCGCAAATATCAATTCAAATGCCACAATAAATGTAACTAATAATATCAACGCTGGCGGAAACATAACCGCAACCAATTACACAGGAACACTGGTCAGTGTGGCAGGCAATGTCACTGGCGGCAACATACGCACCGCTGGATTGATCAGTTCAACTGGCAACATAACTGGCAATTACATTCTTGGCAATGGTGCCTGTTTGACCGGCGTTATAACCAGTGTGGCAAATATCAATAATGGCACAAGCAATATCAGTATTCCGTCCACCGACGGTAATATTATTGTCAGTGTCAACAACAACAGTGAAATAGTAACATTTACCAACACCGGTATATTGGCCAATGGTATAGTATCAGTTGTTGGTAATGTGACAGGTGGTAATCTTTTAACTGTGGGATTGATTAGTTCAACTGGCAATATGACCGGTGGTAACATAAGTGCTACTAACCATACAGGAACCACTATAAGCGTCACCGGCAACATAACTGGTGGTAATATAGCCACTGCTGGATTGATCAGTACCAGTGGTAATGTCACCAGCAGTAATATCAATGCTAATGTATACGGAGTAACTGTCAGCGCCAGTGGTAATGTAACTGCTGGCAACCTATCAGTGGCCACTGGCACTATCACAGTTGGCAATATTGTCAATGCAAACGGTAACGCAGTTGGTAATATTGGTAGTGCTGCAAATTATTTTAACACAGTATTTGCATTGGCCACATCAGCTCAGTACGCTGACTTGGCAGAATGTTACCTAGGTGATGCATACTATATGCCAGGAACAGTGGTGAGTTTTGGCGGTGTCGCCGAAATTACGTTTTGTGATACAGATCAAGATCCAGCAGTGGCCGGAGTTGTATCTACTAGGCCAGCGTACCAGATGAATACCGGGTTAACAGGTGACCATGTGACCACAGTGGCACTAATGGGGCGAGTTCCTTGCCAAATACAAGGCCCGGTTGTTAAAGGTGCATTAATGGTGTCAGCTGGTAATGGTCGTGCTCGGGCACAGATAAATCCACCAGCAGGAACCATAATTGGCAAGGCACTGGAATCCTTTGATGGTGATGTTGGAACAATTGAAATTGTAGTTGGAAGAGTTTGAACACCATGTCACAACCAGTTTGGGTAACACAACCAGGCAGTTTAGGAACAATTCCAGAAGGAGTATTTTACTCTATTCCATTGGTTGCTGTTGCACCTGCTGACACAGTCTACTATCAAGTGATTGCTGGTGCCTTGCCCACTGGAATGTTTGTGAATGAATCGGGTATACTGGGTGGCAATCCATCTGCGCAGGCCACTGCACAGGGTGTTCCTGCACCAGTGCCCATTGATATCACCAGCAAATTTGCCGTCAGAGCCTACACCGAAAAAGTTATTGCAGGACGCACTGTGATTGATCGACTAGCAGATCGAACATTTACTATCACAGTCACAGGCCAAAATACACCAGTGTTTGTGACTCCGCCCGGAACCATTGCAACCTATTACGATGGCACACAAGTTAGTGATCTACAGGTGCAAGTGTTTACTCCAGATATCTATGCTGAGGAAGTGGTAACACTGATCAGTGGATCTCTCCCTCCTGGGTTAACCATATCAACATCTGGAATCATTTCCGGATATGTTGGTGAAAACACCACTGTTACTCCTACTCCAACGGAGACCAATTATCCGTTTACTCTCAGAGTCACCAATGGCGTAGCCGGTGATGTGCGAGCGTTTAATATTCTTGTTTATGCTCGCTCTGCAATGACAGCAGACAACACAGTAATCACTGCAGACAATACCTTTATAACTGCAGATGTTAGCCCACAAATTCCGCCAATTATACTAACACCCACTGGATCCATTGGCACAACAAGAAGCAACAATTTCTACACATTTCAATTCACAGGTGTTGATTTCAATGATCAAGCATTTCAATTCATAGCTAATACTACTCCAACAGGGTTGACTCTGGATCCTAATTCAGGATGGTTGTACGGATATATTCCACCATTGGGCTTGGCATCCATAACATACCCGTTTTCAGTCAGAGTTTACGAAACTGCCAACCCAGATGTTATCAGTAATCCTTATAATTACAGTTTAACTGTGACTGGGCCGTTAAGCGGCGAAGTCACTTGGTTAACACCTAGTAATTTAGGCACAATAGACAATGGTACAACCAGTACACTTTATGTGGCAGCAATCAGTGCATCTGGATTGAGTCTGCAGTATCAACTGGTGTCGGGCAGCGCCAGCAGATTACCACAAGGTCTTGAATTGTTAACATCAGGCGACATAGCCGGACGTGTGAGTTTTGATACATTTGCTCTGGATGGTGGTACCACTACATTTGATGTTACAACTAATCCATTGTACAATACTGTTATAAATCCTGCAACCAGTACCACCGAAACAACATTTGATCTTAGCTGTACATTTACAGTCAATGCCTTCAGTGTCAATGGTGTAGTGAATGCCACGCAGACATTTACCATAACAGTGATACGCCAATTCAATGAACCTTTTGACAATCTGTACATACAGGCCATGCCTCCGCAGAATGACCGAACATTTGTAAACACATTCTTACAAAATTCCACTATATTCCCACCAAGTTCTATTTACAGATACAATGATCCCAACTTTGGTGTTGCACGTAATATTTTTTATTATCATGCCTATGGGCTAACTGCAGCCACGCTAGATGACTATGTGTCCAGTTTGAATTTGAATCACTATTGGAAAAATTTAGTTCTAGGCAGCATACAAACTGCACAGGCTTTGGATGACAATGGAAACATTTTATACGAAATAGTTTATAGTAAGATCATTGACGATCTTGTGAACAATCAAGGCCAAAGTGTGGGCAAAGAAGTTACACTGGCATACCCTGTACAGGGTGCAGACAGCACAGAAATTACCACAGTGTATCCCAACAGCTTGGTCAACATGCGAACCCAGGTTATTGATGTTGTTGGACAAGTCAGTAATGTACTACCTCGTTGGATGGTCAGCAAACAAACAAACGGCCAGGTACTGGGTTTTATTCCTGCCTGGGTAATTGCCTACTGTAAACCCGGACAAAGCGGACAGATTGCCTACAATATTAAAACTGCCATTGGTGATGCACTTAATGTGGTTGATTACCAAGTTGATAGATACGAGTTAGATAATTTATTAACTAAAAATTGGAATAGAGAAGAACAACAATGGATTCCAACACCACCAAGTTGGGTAAGTTTTGATGTACAATGCCACTATCAATTGCCAGTGCCAAATGATTCCAGTTTGATATTTACAGGCGGAATAAATTATGCCGTCGGAGACCGCATACGTATCCTGGGTAGCCAGATTGGCGGAGTCAATGGTGTGTATAACCCTGATCTAGATGAATATGGCAACAATGTAATAATCACCGTGGAACAAGTGGACGAATTCGGTACCATACAACAAGCCCGTGCCCAGGGTCTAGCACCGTTGAATTCCGCAGGAGAACTTTTTTACAATATTGTAGGCACAAACATCACAGGTACAGGTACAGGTGCAACTTGGGATATAGAAACAGTGCCAGGCGTGGCCACCACGTTTGACGGCAATAGCATGCAGTTTACTGCACCAGTAGATATGTATTCAAACACTCAAGCCTACGATAAATACCTTGTATTCCCCAAACGGAACATTTTAGAATAAACAGGACACATTATGACCAGTGCAATTAACCCAAACAACATCGACGGCGCTTATCCAGTGGCCGGACAGGACAACAACAGTCAAGGTTTTCGTGACAACTTCACCAACACTTCGACTAATTTTCAATATGCAGCCAATGAAATAACTGCGTTACAAAATAATTCTGTGCTAACAACAGACCTTGCAACCAGTACTCAACCTGTGTTTAATAACTTGTTGGCTAGCACAATAAGCAATGGCTTTTTGCAAAATATGTACACACCATTGGTTGCATTGGGTACCCTCAGCGGCGCAGTGACCATGAACTATGCACTTGGGTCGTTTCAAACGCTGACCACCAGTGGTGCAATAACATTGGGATTCAGCAATTTTCCAGCTGCTGCTAAAGTTGCAACCATGGCACTGCAAATTACTATTGTCAGTACCGCACATACACTACAATTACCTGCTGCGGTCACAGTTAATAATGCCGGTATACAAGGCATCAATACGTCCACCAACATCATAACGTTTGCTGCAGTAGGAACATATGTTTTCCAATTTACCACTAGCAATGGTGGTTCAACTGTGTCTGTTGCCCAGGCCAATGAACAGATCACACCTTTTAACAATAGCTCAGAAGATCTGGCTCCAAGCACAGGTGCAAGCCTGGCCACTACTGCAAGTTATTTTACCACTGCAGGCACTGAAGCAGCAACATTGGCAGCAGGCGTTGCAGGACAAATCAAAACTTTTAGTGCAGTGGATATCACTGCTGGCAACATGGTCATTACTGTGACCAATGCAGGGTGGAAATCGTCTGGAACTGGTACAATCACATTCAGCACAAGAGGATCTGGGTGTACCTTGCAGTATGTCAACTCCAAATGGTTCTGTATTGGCAATAACGGTGCAGCGTTTGCTTAACCAAACCCGTTGACTAACAGTCAACACTGTTGTACAATTAGTAGATGGAACATCCGTTAATCTCTAATTTAAATGATCTAACAGAAGAACAACTGTTAGAAAAAATTACCGAACTACAGAAAAAATTAAGCATTGCTTATCGCACAGGCAATGCTGATCTTTGCAATCAAATACGCATGGCCATTGAAAGTTTTCAAACCAAATATCAAGATAAAATACGGCGAGATGACAACAACAACTTTGACGAAATAATCAACATTTCATGAACGCAAGAATTTCAACAGATCTCCATTTCATTGCCGGAGTGTATTACGACGGAGTCCTGCAGATGAATTCCTACATACTAAAACTCTGGATGATGACTTGCACTGCTGACGCCGAAAGTCATAACATAGCATTTGAGCGAATAAAATATTTTGTGTACAATCAACTTGACAGTTCAATTTTGATCAACAGTGAGCACCAAGAACAGTGTGAAAAATTTGTTGCAGCAGGACTAAAAGTAACCACAATGCCCACAGAACCAGTTGATCAATTGGTGGGGATTATGTTATACTACAAGCTCAACTCCATAATGGAAGGTCGAATAACTGTGGCAGAAACTGAAATAAGCAGTACTCTAGGCGATGCTATGGTTTATCTACATAATGAAATAGAAAATCTAGAAATAGACAATCAGCCAGATTGGTGGAAATCTGCAGACCTTGATCACTGTGACACTGATCTACTAGACACTGACAAAATAGTATCAATGCCACATTTGCAATCATGGAAAAAATTAGATCTAGATTGGCCTGCCACTGTGGATCAAAACACAGTTGGAAACACTGTGGTATTTGCAGATTTTAGCAAGAATGATACAGAATAAATTTGGTGAAATGATATTTGATGAAACAGACATATGTGATCTGTTGATGCAAGGACGTGATTTTAAAAGTCTCAAAGGTATGTTGGTTGATAGTTCAGTGGATATTGAAAAAATAGTAAGTTTTGTTGAAAATTTTCCAGACACTTTAGTTCATTATAAATTTGATAGTGAAAACAGTACAGCAGTTCCGGACTGGGATAGGGTTCAACAACAGACTTGGTTCATGCCTGATGAATATCGTCAGTTAGATATTGCTCAATTTGTGTTAGATCTGTGCACCGGCGAGTCAGAGCTACAACGATGTGGAGAAGAATTGTTGTTGTATCAAGAACGCAGTTTATTTCCTTTGTTACAGTATCTAAAATATCTAGTGGATGTTATGACTCAAAATCAAGTGATCTGGGGAGTTGGCAGAGGATCCAGCGTGGCCAGTTTTGTATTGTACAAATTAAAGGTTCATCGCATTGACAGTTTGTACTATAATTTAGATGTATGCGAATTTTTGCGTTAAATATGCAATCGTTTAAAGGAAATAATTATGACCAATAGAACTTATAAAACAGCCCAAGGAAAAACAGTTGATTTGGGTCAACTTATATTAAAAAATGAAACTGTTAGGGCAGTGGGCAACATGAATGTCAATGCACGTGGCGATCTATTAGACAGTTCAAATCGAGTTATTGATTCTAAAAATCAACAAATACAACGCCAACATCAACAACAAATTGTCAACAATGTGTCTGACCGAACTGTGCATACCAGTAATGTACATGCTAGACGAGCCAGAAAAGCCGCGCAACAAGATACGCCCACAGTTGATACTGACCTTGAAGATGCACCAGTGGACATTGTGCCCGAGATAACACCTGAGCCCGTGGATACAACTCCAGTTGATACTGCACCCGGCGGTGGACTGGCAGCAGCCATTGCTCGATCAAGAACAGTGGTACAAGAAAAAGAAAAAACACCAAGAGAAATCAAACAATTCAAACCCGGAGTAAACAGAATTTAACCATGACAAAACTAGCATTTGCGCCGCACCGATTTAACAAATCACAAATACATCCATTGAACAACAGTGTCATAGTGTCTGACATGTTGTTTGATCAACGCATCACAAGTGGAGGAATTATCCTACCCAATGATAACGGCACAGGATCTGGTATTCGTCCACGCTGGGGTCAGGTGTATGCCATTGGTCCAGATCAACTGGATGTCAAAATAGGACAATGGATCTGTGTAGCGCACGGTCGCTGGACTCGAGGTATTGATATTGAGGATGAAGATGGAAAGAAAACTCTGCGCAGAATTGACCCTGACGATATCTTAATGGTGTCTGACACTTTTGTGGAAGACGATACCATGAGTGATGCAGTCAACGTGACCAAGAAAGAACGCTAACTCATGTATGCCAATGGCATAGAAAAAGTCGAAATAGAACTGACCACACGATGTAATGCATCATGTCCGCAATGTTCAAGAAATTATTTCGGAGGAAAAGTTTGGCCAACGCTACCAATTGTTGATTTAAAATTAAGTGTTTTAAAAGAAAAACTTAGTAAATCATTTTTATCAACTTTAAAACAAATTGATTTAATAGGAACCTATGGTGATCCTTGCATACACAAAGATTTAATAGCCATTGTAACATGGATACATGAATCCACAGATGCCAAAATAGTTATCAGTACCAATGGTAGTTTGCGCAGCACTGATTGGTGGCACAAGCTTGGCAGTACACTGCGATCGCAAGATCGTGTGCTGTTTGGAATTGACGGACTAGAAGACACTAATCATTTGTATAGAAAAGGTACTAACTTTAAAAAAATTATTGCCAATATGACTGCATTTAATAATGCAGGTGGAAAAAGCATTTGGAGCTATGTTGTATTTCAACACAACGAGCATCAAATTGACAAGGCAAAAAAACTAAGTGAGGAATTGAATTGTTATGGTTTTGCAGTAAAACCCACCAACAGATTTGTAAACAAACAACACAACTTAATTGAAAATTTTCCAGTTGTAAATAAAAATGGAAAAACAATTTATTGGTTGCAACCTCCTACAAATACTGCATATATTAATCCAGGTTACAAAAAGTATAAAGGACTCAACGAAGGTCCTGGTGATTACAATAACTATTTAAAAAATACTCAAATTGATTGTTTTGGAGTAAAAATTAAATATGTTGTAATTTCTGCCGAAGGATATGTTTTTCCGTGTGGATGGTTGCAGGACAGACTGTATGGATATGAAGCAGAATCGCACCCTGACAGGCAACGGTTACTTGATCTAATAGAAAAATCGGGCGGGTTTGACAGTATTAATATACGTTACAAATCTGTAACTGAAATTCTTGCTGGTGATTTTTTTAAAAGTATTAAAGATTCATGGACCAATGAATATCGTCTTGATAGATGTGCCAATCAATGCGGTGCACACAATTTATTTGGTGCATCTTATAATAATATTAAAGAACTGTTATGACTACAGTAGCACTGGTAGGCGGTGGCGATTTGGCCGACGTTTTTTGTGAAAAAAATAAAAACAACTACAAGATTAAAATTTATACACATAGCAATTTTGACATAACTGATCAAGATAATTGCAACGCACTGGTTGATCAGCTGTTAGATTTCCATGCAATTGTTATCACAGCAGGATACATGGGCAATGATATATGGAAAATGTGGCTAACCAACACAGTAGGACCGTCGTATATAATTAATAAATTGATTGAAAAAAATTATAGTGGACATGTTATAGTGATATCGAGCAATGCGGGAAACTGGACCAGTTGGCCAGATATTGATCTTACTAGATTATCCTATAATAATACAAAAAATGCAATAAGCAATTTTGTACACGGAGTAAAACAAAAAAACTATAAAGGAAAATATTCCGTGATTGAGCCATCAAAATTTAAATCGTCAATGAGTAATTTTCAAGGTCATGATATCAACACAATCGTCAATGTGTTGGAATTCATGCTAGCCAATGATACAATTTGGAATGTAAAAATTTAATATGGGATTTCAGAAACCTGATTTGTTTAAAGCACAGTATGCTATTCAAAAAACTTTGGGCGAAATACATAGCCCCTACAACGATGGATGGACAGCCTCCGGTTGCAAACAAGAACTTTATATGTTAAAATGTTGGTTAGAAGATGAATATAATCAACTTCCAAAATTTTCAGGAGAAGAAAAATGGGAACAGGAACGTATAGTAGAGTTATTAAGGAAATAGTATGAAAGCGTTATGGACAGAGTTGTATAGGCCCAACACACTAGATGGCTATGTATTTAAAGATACCGCACAACGAGAACAAATAGAAAGTTGGGTACGAGAAGGATCAATTCCGCATTTGTTATTTTCTGGTGCGCCTGGCGTAGGAAAAACCACACTGGCTAAAATTTTAATTAATCTACTAGACATTGACACATATGACGTCCTGGAAATCAATGCCAGTCGAGAAAATTCAGTGGACACAATTCGTGACAAGATCACAGGATTTGTACAGACCATGCCATTTGGCCAATTCAAAGTGGTACTGTTAGACGAAGCAGATTATATCACACCCAATGGGCAAGCAGCTCTACGCGGAGTCATGGAAACATATCATGCGTCGGCTCGATTCATACTTACTTGCAATTACCCTAATCGGGTTATTCCTGCTCTGCACAGTCGGTGTCAAGGATTTCACATTGACAGAATTGATCTCACTGAATTTACTGCTCGTATTGCCACTGTTCTTGTGGAGGAACATGTGGAGTTTGAGTTAGATACCCTAGACACTTATGTGAGATCAACTTATCCAGATTTGCGTAAATGCTTAAACACCTGTCAGATGAATTCTACCACAGGTACATTGATAGCGCCACAAAATACTGGCGTCGGATCACAAGACTGGAAATTGTCAGCAGTAGATTTGTTTAAAACAGGTCGCATACTTGAAGCTCGAAAGCTCATGTGTGCTAATGCTCGAGCAGAAGAAATGGAAGAAATGTTTCGTTGGTTGTATGACAATTTAGATCTTTGGGGGAAAGACCAAGAAACACAGGATCAAGCAATTATCATTATTCGTCAAGGATACGTTAATGTTCCATTGGTGGCGGATCAAGAGATAAATTTGAGCGCAACATTATGTGAGTTGTCAAGACTATGAGATATATGATTTTAACTTATTTCAAACAGGCATCTGGTAAAATTGATGAGGTCATGTCGTTGTCTAAACGAATAAAGCCCACAGATTTACAAACGGCAAGTATCATACTTGACTTTCGTGATCAAGTTGTGCTAAAATGTATGATAGACGGCAAATCAATGCCCCGTGATTGGGACACAATTGTTTCTTATTATTACGAGCACTACAAATCAATCATGGAACGATTATTTAAGGAAAATGGACATGAACTTAAAATGGAAGAAAAGCCAGTTGAACAAACAACTGGCAATGCAGTTCCAACAGAATAAGTCGATAAGTCGATGAGTTATTTTAATTTATTAGTCAAAATACACAAGAATCTTTCATCTCCAGCAAGATCGTGGTATCATGAATCATTGCACAATAAAGACACTTTGTTAATCACAGCTGGGGACAGTTGGACCTGGGGAGATAGTCTTTTTGACATTGACGCCGAAGCTGGTAAGCAAGATCATCCTGACAGAGTTAATAAAATATATGGTGCATTGCTAGCGAAAAAACTAGATGCTGATTTTATCAATCTTGCCAAGTGTGCCGGTGCCAATATAGAGTTTTGTGATTGGGTAAAAAGTCTTTTACCAATGGTTGAAACAAAATATAAAAAGATTATTGTGGCAATTACTCTCACCGAGAACTGCCGAGAAGCACATTGGGATAGAGTTTGGGTTCCTGAAGAGCAGCCCAGTCTTGAAGAATATTTGTGTGAATACGAAAAAAATATGTTTGAGAATCTTGCTCAGACATTCAAGCAACACAGTTCAATTCAATTTGTAGTTTCTAGAAACTTTACCTACAGTTTTGACAGTAACATTTCGGTACTCAAGGATTATCTCACTGAAAAAATCTGGGTCGATTGTTTAGCCGAGTATCAGAGCAATCAAGATTATCCCACTGATGTTAGGTTTCTTTCTAGTATTGCACTGGTGCCATTGCACAAGCTACTCAAAGATATTGACCTATATAAAAAATATAAATTTCAATTTATGAGTTTATATGCCAGCAGTGAGTTGGCAATCTCATGGTTAGAGAAAAGTAAGTTGAATTACCAAAAAGCCACAAAACACCCAACCGAACTTGGGCATGAGATTTGGGCAGATTATCTATACAATACAATCACTGCCCGTTTGCATTGACTTAATATTATACTTCTGTTATTATAAACTACAAAGATGGAGTGATATGTATAAAGATTTTAAAAATTCTGACCAATTGATCTTAGTCGACTGCGACGGTGTACTGCTTAATTGGGAGTATGCTTTTGCAATCTGGATGGAATCACATGGATTTGAGTCAGTTCCGGGTGGTGAATTAAACTACAACATTGGCGAACGTTATAATATCTCTCATGAACAGGGTCGAAAACTGATCAAGATGTTTAATGAAAGCGCCGCAATTGGTTTTCTTCCACCATTGCGCGATGCCATGTACTATGTTAAAAGATTACACGAAGAACATGGTTATGTTTTTCATTGCATTACCAGTCTTAGCACAGATCCCAACGCACAGAAATTACGCAAGATGAATCTTGACAAATTGTTTGGCGATACAGTATTTGAAAAGATTGTGTGTTTACCCACAGGTGCTGACAAACACGAAGCACTCGAGCCTTATAGAGACTCTGGTTGCTGGTGGGTCGAGGACAAGCCCGAAAATGCCGAAGTTGGCCATGCAGTAGGATTAAAATCATTGATCATTGAGCACGGGCATAACATGCACTATCATAATGAACACATCACGATAGTAAAAAACTGGCGTGATGTGTATCAAATTATCACTGATCAATCAGTGTAAAGTTTTAATACGGATCCTATGATCTCGTGTCGCTGAATATCGCGAGCTGACAACTCGCACACAGCAATACCATTTACACCCCCTTCCTCCAGTCTTTGACAAAGGTCCATAAGGCCATTGTCGCCATTACTACGGTCGGCTTGTTCTATGTCTCCAGTGATCACAATTTTACTGTGTACACCTATACGGGTCATCAGCATCTTGGTCTGGGCGGGTGTTGCGTTTTGCATTTCATCTGCAATGATCCATGAGTTCTTGAAAGTTCTACCTCTCATAAACGCCAATGGGGCTATTTCTATCACTTGATCTTCTATCATGCCTGCAATTTCCGGCGGGCGATAATACTCTCGTAACACATCCAATAACGGACGAGTCCACGGTTCCATTTTGGCAACCAAGTTGCCGGGTAAGAATCCATGTTGTTCACCTTCTACACCCACTGCTGGGCGTGTTAGTACTATACGTTCACAATCTCCTTCTTTTAGTGCTTTTACAGCGGCCTGCATGGCAAGGTAAGTTTTACCAGTACCAGCGGGTCCTACTGTGACTACGATGTGTTGCGCTTCATCTTGAAGAGCCAGCACCAAGCGTTCCTGGTTCCTAGTTCTAGGAACCAATTCTACTCTGCGAGTGGATATTTTTGGAAGTGCTTGATTAAAACTTATAGTGTTTTCTACTGGATTCATATGACGATGTGCTTTTGCGGCTCTTTGTCTGCTCAAGTGCTATTCTCCATATGGTTAAATGCCAACAATTACTGCTGGCAAAGTATTTAGGCATAGGCAACCAAAAGTTTAGTGGGTATTGATATTTTGTAAAATTGAACTAAGTATTAGGCTGTCCTGTAACATCATTTTATTACCACTATGATAATAATCTTAAATAACAGTGCATGTTAACTTCGATCAAAGAAATTTCAAATCACCCGATTGTAATATTATTGTACCAAGCTGGATCTAGCGGCGAATTCTTATCGTATGCGTTGACCCAAAGCATTAGTCAATTTACAAAAATGAAAACGCTTTGGGAAAATAATAATCGATGTGTAGTTCAAGATTATTTTGGAAGAACCCTATTATTTGGACCAATCACTGAAGATATTTTATTGCCTAGGATTAATTTGTTTTTTGAAATGGCCAAATCAAAAGGTGTAAGGCACATGGGATTATCGCATCACAATCCGCATCAAATTGATTTTATTAAAAATTACGGTGCAACATGGCCTGTAATTGAAATTACAACCTTACAACCTGTAAGCATTAAGTTTCGAAAATTAGCTGGTGCTAGCAAAATACCCAAAAAGTACCAGTTAAGCCCTTTCAACGAAAATGAAGAAGTCACCACTGCGTTGGATATAGGATTCATCCCAGATCATCATTTGCAGATAGAATGGAGTGAATTATTTTTAACCGATATTCGCACAACATATTTTAAAATATTAAAATTTCTTGATTGCGCCGGTGATGTGGATTATTTTGTTGATATAGTTAATGATTATGTCAACAACAATCAAAACTTAATACAGTCTGTTTATGAAAATTAAACATTTACGCACCATTGGAGATGGATTTTGTTTTAATCATTACTGGCCAATGTGGAGCCAGTTATTGGCAGAAATTTTAGACTGTGAATGGCAAAATTTTTCATTGCCTGGACTTGGCAATGAAGCTATAGCCAACATTGTGCTTGATCAGGTGTCAGCCGAAGATTTACCAAACACCTTATGGGTGATTCAGTGGGCCGAACCTAAAAGACTAGATTTTAGAGTAGATACTATTAACCCTGCATTTTTAAAAGAAACAGAGTCAGACCCAATTTACTATAAAAACTTTATCACCACAGCGCAAGGAAGGAAATACTGGTCTAGTAGTGCTAGTATTTTGCCTTGGGTAGCCGAACAACGAAATTTAATAACATTAGAACAATACCAAGATCGACAAAAATTATTTGAATTAGCAGTTACACATGCATTGGAAAAAGCTGGCGTAAAATGGCAATATATCTCTACCCCGGCCATGATGAGTTTTTTAAAACAAAGCAAGTATTTTGATCTTGATGTAGGAGAAATACAACCAGTGAGTTCCGTACATTTGGACTTTTTAGAACAGTTTGTACTACCGAGATTAGACATTGATACCTCCAGATTGGATAATATTCGTGAAAAAACACTTCTCGTCGATCAAGAACGCAAACATAGCAATCAATTTGTGCCTTGGGACAGAAATATGCATAAACGAGTTTGACCATAAATAATCATATGGGACTCAAAGATCAAGAATTATTTAAAGACCACAGTGATTACTGGCAGGTTGCGGAGAACATCCGCGACATCTATCTTTCTGAAGGCAGTTTGTTAAGTTTGTTAGACTTTGAAAGAGTACTTGATGAACTGGATTTATATGCTTTTAAAAACTGGGCTATTGGCGAACTGGTGCAAGGTCCTGATATAGGCAAGTATCGTGTGGGTTGTATTTTTATGTGGCCAGAAAAACTCATGCCAGACCCGCGTGGTGCAAAACGTTTACTGCCATTTGACTGTGAAGTTCGCTATAAAAAAACCAATATGAAAATTCCTGTTAAAATTGAAGACCCTAGTGATTTTCGCCCAGGCACGCACAAGGCCAAAATTGTAGAGAAAAAAGTTTGGCTGGTAGAAATAGTCATGCCCAAGGCACTGATGAGTGACATACGCACCGGTTCAGTTGAATTAGAGGATCAAGATATCGATCTTGAAGATTTAGATAGCGCCTACGAGCAAGATCTAGATCAACAGTCATTCCAGACTGATAATAATGCACAACAACAAAATGCACAACAACAGCAATCACAAACAGCCATCCAGCCACCAGTCGCTATTTGAAAGCCTAGGATACAAGGATCTTGAGGGTTTGTTAAAACCCACAATTCACGTTGACGAATTTTCTAGTAAAATGGGCGATGACGATGATATTATTGTGTTGAGTTTTTTTGTGCGTGATCAACAAGCTGCCAAGGACCTAATGAACTGGTTTGAAAAAGGCTATGACTTTGTGGTTGACGCAGACAAAAGCCCAGGAGAAATTCGTCCCAATCGTTATTTGGTCTATGTAGAAATACGTCGCCGTAGCACTGCTGCTGGTCATGTAGAAACACTGTTGACAGATTTAGACACGCTGACAGAATTTGGGTCAGACGATTGGTTAATGCATTACGATGGAAAAGAAGTGCCATTCTCACGTGACGCATTTGAATCTATGGTGCCAATGAGTCCAAAAGCATATCGCAAAATACACGATGAAGATCTCAACGAAGTTCGTGTGGCAGCTGGATTACCTACAAAATCTATCTATGAAAAAGACGATCCTGCCATTCGAGCAATGCAACACGCTGCAGGAATTTAAACATTGTTCTAAAACTAGGTATATAATTACCTATGATACTTAAAAGTTTTGGATGTAGTTTTATTTTTGGTAGCGAGTTGGCAGAAGACAGAATGCACACGCGGATGTATCCTTCGCCAGACGAGAAAAACAGGCAACATGTTACTGGGAGTCGGTTAACATGGCCAGCATTACTTGCAAAACATTACAATTATCAATATCAAACATATGCGAAACCAGGGTCTGGCAATCTACAAATTTTAGAACGCATGATGAGTCATTTTGCTGACCCAGTGAATGACGATACAATTTGTGTTGTTGGTTGGTCTTGGATAGATCGATTTGACTATTGTGTAAAAAATTCTACATGGCCAGGAGCACCATGGGCCACTATAATGCCAAATGACGAGAACGAAACTGCTAAAATTTATTATAGAGATTTACACTCTGAATTACAGGATAAGTTGGTTAATTTATTGTATATACGTCAAGCAATTGATTTTCTCAAAGAAAAACAAATTCCATTTTTAATGACCTACATGGATCATCTGTTATTCGATACTCGATGGAATACCACGCCAGCAGTGACAGAACTGCAAACATATATAAAACCATATATGACAACATTTGAAGGATTAAATTTCCAAGAATGGACCAAAAAAAATAATTTTCCTATAGGTAAAAATGGTCATCCATTGGAATCGGCTCATCAAGCTGCTAGTGAGTACATAATCAAACTTTTTGGTACGAAAAGTATAGGCGTTCATTGCCATCCTTCTTGAATTCTAATAATTTAAGATTGTATTTTTCAGCAAATTCATTTACTATTTCAAACGTCCAAGGGAATATATCCACATAAGGACCTGTCTTGTGTGTGATTCCTGGATTGGCACGTAAATAAAATTTACCTCCAGTTATCAATAAATCCACGCAGTGGGAAAACCTTGCTTCAATTTCGTCTTGGCTGTTAAAGTTAATTGATCCCAGTGCAAGTATGTGATCGTGTTTGTGCTTAACTTTATAGTCTAATATGTCAACTTCAAAGTCTGCACAGTTATTATAAGGATCGATTCCTACTAGGTTCTGTATGCGTCCTTTGAATGGATGATATCCACACCCTACATCTAAAACCGCCTGGGGATTTTGTTTATTAATTTCTTCAGCCAGTGCCCATCCGGTGTAGTCATAATCGCCAGTGCGCGGTTTCCAAATTTCAGCAAAAAACCTGTGCGTGTAACGCTCGCTTAGATCATCCACAATAGTTTTTAATGTACCTATATAATCACACGGTAAACTGAGTTGGGCATCTACTGCGTCTTTAAACTTGCCATAGCGAGCAGGAGTCCACGGCAACTGATCCACGTGTGTGTCTTTGTCTATGACAATATTCTGGTATTTTGGTAAATTAAAAGCTGTGTGCAAATTTTCTTTAATCAAGTTAAAAATTTTAGTATTCATTAGATTTTTCTCATATTAGATAAATAATTTTACAACAGAGACAAAAATTTTGCCTCTGTTGTGTTTTTTCATATATATTTAAGGAGAATTTATGAACACAAAAGATTTTGTCTGACAGAATTAAAACATTACTTTTTAAATGAAACACATTAAACAATATAAAACATTAGGAATATTATTTGCTCCTGCACTTGGTGGAAACCATATTGCTAACATGATTTCAACTTCTCCTCACGTGGAAAATAGAATTAAAACTGCCCAGTACGAGCAAAATCTAATAGATTTATATAGTAATTCAAAAGGATACATGTTTCATGCTGAGGAATTTTTAAATTTTAGTTCAGAGGATTATACTAAATCGTATAATTTGGTTTTAGAAAATAAATTGTCTACTGTTTTGCCAGGCCATATGGAAGATGCATATTGGGTTTTGAATAAATTAAAACCACTGGGCAAAATGGGGTTTATTACTATGGAAGTATTCAATATAGATATTTTTAATTTTTATAAAAATATTAATACTAGATCCTACGTAGAAAATTATAATCCCTATATATATCGATTTATGTACACTAAAGATGTTGCATCACGATTATTAGATATACCAATGGACGATGGGTATGTTATTGACGCTGAAAAAATAATCCAGCCGGACATCACTGAATTATTAAACAATTTAAATGATGAGTTACAGTTGGATATGAATCTTACACTGTGCAAAGAGTTGCACAGCATGAGATATAAAAAAATACATTAAAAGGAAAAACAAATGAAAAAAATACTAGCACTGATACTTGCTACCGCAAGCATGTTAGCACAGGCATGGGAACCAACCAAGCCAGTACAAGTCTATATCGGTAACACGCCTGGAGCCGGGAACGAAATGGCCTTTAGAAAACTAGCACAGATTGTACAAAAAGAAAATCCTAAATTTGTCTATGTTGTACAAAACATTCCCGGAGCAGACTCAGTCATAGCCAACAACCGGTTTTTAGAAGCCACAAACGATGGGCATACCATTAACTTGCCAAGTCACATGAGCAGTTATGTTACAAATGATATCTGGGAAAAGTCAATTAAGAAATACAACTACGACAGTTTCGTAGATGTGTTGACCATGGGTAAATCACCATTGGTGTTGGTTGCTAATCCCAAGAGCGGCATTAATACTCCACAGGAGTTTGTGAAGTATATTCAATCTGGTAGAACTATTAGCATTGCTGTAGGCGGTGGAGCACATAGAACAGCATTTGAATATTTGATGGACAAAGGTCGAGGCAACAAAGACACAGTCAAACCCATCAAGTTTAACGGACCAATGCCTGCTGTGACCAGCGTGGCATCATTTGATCCTAAGACAGGAGGAACAGAATTTGGCATCATTCCCATTGCTGTGGCCAAGGCCTTGGTGGATGCAGGCAAAGTCAAACCCATTGGATTCACTGGTACACGTAAGATGGCACAATTTCCAGAAGTTCCGTTGTTGAACACCATTGCACCTGGGATCAATGTGTATGCGGCTTGGTCAATTCAATTGCCTCCTGGCACAGACAAGGACATTGTGGCCTGGTATCAACTGCAATTCAGTCGTGCAGTTCGTAGCGCAGAATACAAAGAGTACATGGATGCCAACGTTATATTCTACGCAGAAGATGAACTTACTCCTGCAGGATTAAAGCGCAACATGGACGAACTACGTGCTACCTTTTTACCAGTACTGAGTCGAATTGATTTAAGTAAAGAATGAAATATATCTTTGTAGCCGGTGCTCCGGGCTCTAAATGGAGCAGTGTGGTCAAAAACATCTACTATAGTCCTAGCATTGATCGTTCGGACTATAGAGATGAATGGACCTATTATCATGACGCTTCGGGCACCCGGGAACTAATGCATCTGGGTGCTTACTTTGACCCAGGTATGATTTCTCCCTTGCCCGAAGATTTAACAACATTAGATAGAGAACAATTGGAAGAGATATTTGCCGAGCCGTTTCAATTTAAAGAATCCAAGGGTACGCGAATTATCAAAAGCCATGTGTTTTCAAATCATATTGATTATCTGAGAAAATTGTTCCCCGAAGTGCCCATTGTGATTGTGCATCGCAATGACGATTCGTGCCTGGGCTGGTGGGTAAAATGCGGGCATTTTGATATCACATATCCTGACTATCATGAGTATTTCAAAGATCTCAAACACATGGCCCAAATCATTCGAAGACAAAATGCTGATATTTTGGCGGCTTGGTGGAAATACAATGATAAACCTGTAATGGACAATAATCTCCGATTGGCAGCGGCCCTGGGCATAGAACCACCTCCTGCAGAATACACACAAGAATACGTAGTAAGCGATATAAGGGTAAAAGTAATATGATAACAGACGAATTTAAAAGCAGTTGGGATTTTACAAAGAGTTACAGTACATATCATTTTGACAGCGTCAAAATAGATCGATTTGAAGATGTGATTGCACATCTAGGACATATTGAACCCACATGGCAAGCTGATCTTGAAGACATTGTTGCTAACTCAAACCCAGCCACTTGGGAAACTCGCGGTTACAAAGGTGAAGGTATTCCTCCTCCGCGTGAAGATTTGTTGGCAGAAGAATATGATATTGAACGGGTAGGCGCTGATCCCAAAATGATCATCACCCATATCAATTGGCGTATTCCCGATTCGTTGCAAGCAATTACTGCGGCATTTGGCCTAGATGATTGCATGGAACGCATACACGTACAGCAACCTGGAGAAGTGTGGAACCTACACATAGATAAACTGCAGAAATGGTGCCCTGAAGATCCGTCAAAGATAGGACGTTATTTTGTACAATTAACAGACTGGCAACCTGGGCAGTTCTGGGAGTATGGTAATTATCACTGGAACCAATGGCGTGCCGGCGATGTCAGCACATTTGACTGGGCCAACATGCCACACTCTACAGCCAATGCTGGCCATTATCCCAGAGTTACATTCCAGTTAACTGGTGTTATTACAGAAAAGACTAAAGCATTTTTAGCCACACTATGAAAACTCTATTAATCATTACTGGTCCGCAAGGGTCTGGTAATCATTTATGGTCAAAAATCTTTGCGCTACACCCAGATGTGTATGGCTGGCACACCCTGTTACATGAATACTGGATAGGGCATGATCAAGAACCTTTTGCAGATTGTTGGGCTGATCCCGACGAGTTAAAAGAATTTGACTGGGGTGAATGCAAGTACTTTGTCACAAGTGTAAGTACTCCGTACATGCTCAACGGTGAACGTACCATACCCAACATTGTGCGTTTTGCTGCCACAGCCCTGGGACTGGGCATACGGGTAAAAATTGCCATCATTGGACGTGATCGTAATATATTACAGTATCAAGAGACTCGTGTACGTGGAGAACCCACATTCGATATAGCACTAGCAGAATATGAAAAATTAACAACATGGAATCCTGTATTCTTAAGTTATGAATTGTTGCATCTTTATGGTGATCTTTATCTACAACAGCTATCTGATCAATTGGAGTTCCCTATTGATTATTCTAGTCCCCAACTGGAAAATATTTTACAGGATGATACAAACAGTAAGTACTTTCAACCAGTGACACATCATCCTACAGATGATTTAGCACGACATACTTCAAGGAAATGGCGATGACAGCACAACGTATATTAATCATGGGCTTGCCCGGCGCAGGCAAAACATATCTAGCACAGCACATATTAGACCACTTGCAGGCAGAACGCAAACGTGTGCATTGGCTCAATGCCGACGATGTGCGTAAAGAATACAACGACTGGGACTTTACTGAAGCAGGCCGTATTCGACAGAGTGTGCGTATGCGTACACTAGCAGATTCATTCACTGACGTAGACTACGTAATCTGTGACTTTGTTGCACCACTGGTAGAAATGCGCAACAACTTCAAAGCAGACTGGTGTGTGTGGGTTGACACCATTGACAAAGGTCGTTTTGAAGATACCAACCGAGCGTTTATTCCTCCAGAAGTTTATGACTTCCGTATTACAGAACAAAAGTCAGAGAAATGGGGTGAATTCATCGCCGCACACATATTAGATAATAGACGCCGTCCTGTGTTTGATTGGCAACGAGAAACTGTACAGATGCTGGGCCGTTGGCAACCGTGGCATGCCGGTCATCGTGCGCTGTTTGAACGTGCTATCGCTAAAACTGGACAAGTGGTTATTCAAATACGTGACTGTCAGGGATGGCAAGGTAGTAACCCGTTTGAAATAGACAAAGTCAAATCATTTATCAAACGTGATTTGGACATGCTATATCAAGGTCAATATGAAATTCAAGTTGTGCCCAACATTGTTAATATCACTTACGGTCGAGATGTGGGTTATAAGATTGAACAAGAATCATTTGACGAAAAAACTCATGCTATCAGCGCCACTGAAATTAGAAAACAAATGGGACTCAAATAAAGAAACTTTTAATTATTGTTTTTTACTTTCAGAAAATAATATAATCATCTAATGACCGAATTAATAAAGCCTTGTGAGTCTATTCTTAACTCAACAAGAATTATATTAAGAGCCAATGAAAACTGTTTGTTTTCTGGCATAGATTCTGCGGAAGCTAATTCTACATTGGCCTTTAAAGAAAAAAAACATTTTCGAAATTACCCACATCCAATAGAGTATCATTATAACAGCCGTGGATTTAGAGATCAGGAATGGCCAGACACTATGATAGAATTACAAAATTCAATTTGGTGCATAGGTGATAGTTTTACTGCTGGAGTAGGTTTACCATTTACGCATACATGGCCACAGGTACTACAACAAACAACAGATCAACGAACTATTAATGTAAGTTTAGATGGCGCTAGTAATAACTGGATTGCAAGACACACTTGTGCAATTATCAATGAAATTGCTCCTCGGAATTTAATAGTGCAGTGGAGTTATTCGCACCGCCGAGAAGCTGATATCAAAGTGGCATTAGATCCAATATGGAGAGAATTTTATAATGCTATAAAAGGCACTGATTGGCCACCTTGTGAATCATTTGATTTGTTTAATACATTGCCCATTAATATACAAATTGATCTACGCAATGATCCGCGGTTTAACTCGTGGCACAAGGAATTTGATCTAGAAACGCCGCGTAGAATATATGAAGTTGATTCAACTCCCGAAGAAAACATTGCAAATACACAAGCGGCAATTGATGCAATCTGTTCTACTTCCACAACCACCAATATTATACACACGTTTATACCAAATTGGCACAACACCAACAAGTATCAATTGAACTTTCACGGGTATCCTGTGATCGAAAATTTTCCTGTTTTAGACTTAGGACGCGACTATTTTCACTATGATATTACAACTGCTACTAATTTAGCAAATCAATTAGTAGGATTACTATTATAATACTAGTCATTGATCCAAACTAGGTCACTCAGTGCCAACTGTTTTTTTGGAATATCATTATAGGTTATTAACGATTTATTTGCAGACTCAGCAGACGTCCAGTTAGTGTGTTCTAATTGTGCAGCCTGTGTCAATGTTTCTGGATGATATGATATTGCATATGACGGTTGATTGATGCCAACCCATTTGTTATAATTCAACAAACATTGATCTATATTAGTAATGAGGTCAGCTTTTTCTTTAAGCGTATGTAATTTTATTGGAATTCCAGACATTACAATACCATCATCTTGCAGATCTTGAATGAATATTCTGCACTGGGTATAATCATCTATGTTTAATTTGATAAATGATTTTTCTTCATCACTGAATTCATGATTAAATGGTATTAAACTTAACAAATAATGTACACGATTCCAATCATGCCAATTAATGTTAAATCTATCTTGCCATGTTAATAAATTTTTTTTATCTTTAAATACATTTAAATTCAAAATAAATTTTTCAATTTCAGGCAAATCTCTTTCATATTCAAAATAACTATTCACATTAAAGTGACGATCAACCCAGTCAAGATATTCGTGATAGTGTAGTAAATATTTTTCCATAACATCGTTTTGAACATGTATTTTGTTTTCATGAATATTTTTAAATATTTCATATTTTTGTTCAACTGAGTATACATTTAGATTTTTTGACTCTCCAGCAATGGCCCAACTCATTGCATGCTCAAACAAATTTTTTCTACGACAAGATATAATGTGAAAATTATCATTTAAATATTGATAAAATGCCAATTGGTCATTTAATGAATCATTTCGGTTTTTAATATGATAGTGTGCCAATCTTGCAGTGACGTCATGTTTACAATTTTCTAATAGATTAACAATAGTTTCTAAGCTTTGAAAGTATCCCCATCCTGCTTGCGGCCGGGCTTCCATGGACTGTTTTTTGCCTAGCACAGTTTGATTAAATTTTGTATTATGATACGGTATTAGCCCGTTGGTTAACTCATGCAAATTAATAGTCAACGGATTGTAGTTTTCGTTGATATTTGCATAAACTGTAACTAGTCGTTGTAACAGCGTGCTGCCCACTCGATCCGGAGTTAAAATTAAAACATTCATAGTTTTACTTATAGACAGAATAAATACTTGTCTAAGAATCAAAGGAATGACATGGCAATAACTCAACAATACACGCAGATACTGCCTTGTTATATTCCAGGAATATAACATGAGCCAACTTACTTGGATGTTTAGTTTAATTCCAGACGGCATTTTTGTACTTTGTACCTATGCAATATTTGCACTGGGTTTGCTGTTGTACATTGCTTCAAAACTGGTGCAATGGATTCCTATAATGATGCAATATCGCATACCTGCAGAACTTGTGGGTGTGTTGTGCTTGTGCGTTGGGGCTTATTTCTTTGGCTGGCGCGGCAATGAAGAGAAATGGCTAGATCGTATTAAAGAGCTTGAAGAAAAGGTTCAGATCGCCGAAGCTAAGAGCCGTGAAGTCAATACCGTAATTGAAACCAAATTTGTTACTAAGATCAAAGTTGTAAAGGAAACAGTATATGCAAACCGAGAAATCATTCGTGAAGTTGCTGGGGCTCAGCTTGATAGTCAGTGTACTTTGCCTCGGTCTACAGTCGTGCTCCACGACAGTGCCAGTCGTAATGAAGTGGCCCGAGGTCCCGACAGTGTTGATGGAACCCCCTCGGGAGTTGAAGCCCATCGACTCCTTGAAGCCGTCATTGACAACTACGGAAGCTGCCACGAAAACATTGAAAAATTAAAAGCCTGGCAAGAATGGTATCGAACACAAAAACAAATATTTGAAGGAGTGAGTAAATGAGTACAATATTGACCCGAGAGCAACTGAAACAGATGGTCAAAAATCCCCATATTGATCACTGGTATGATGCACTGGAGCAGTTGCTAGATGATTATGAAATCAACACGCCACAACGTGTGGCGGCGTTCATAGCACAATGCGCACATGAGTCGGGCAACTTTGCGTTCATCAAAGAAAATCTCAACTACAAAGCAGCCAGCTTGAGAAAAGTTTTCCCTAAGTATTTCCCTACAGACGCACTTGCGGCACAGTATGCCAACAAGCCTGAAATGATTGCCAACAGAGTGTATGCCAAGCGCATGGGCAACGGTCCTGAAGAATCCGGAGATGGCTGGAAGTACTGCGGTCGTGGACTTATTCAATTAACAGGCAAAGACAACTACACATTCTTTGCTGGCAGTTTGGGCATTGAAGAAGAAGAAGCTGCCGAATACCTGGCCACATTTGAAGGTGCTTGTCAAAGTGCCTGTTGGTTCTGGGAACAAAACAATCTAAATCGCTTTGCTGACGCAGGCGATATTCGAGGGCTCACCCGAGCAATCAATGGTGGTTATATTGGTCTAGAAGATCGTATCAAACACTATGAGCATGCATTACATGTAATGGGAGTATAAATCATGTTAGAAACACTATTTTGGTTAGCATTAGGTGCATTTGTTGGATGGAATTTTCCTCAACCTGAATTTGCAAAACGTATACAAGCCCGTGTGATGGCTGTGTTTCGAAAGGATCAATAAAATGGCAGAACAACAAGAAACTAAGCCACTGTCACGATCGGAACGTGAAGCACAGATCAAAGACAAAGCCGGACTGGTCATTGTATTCATGGCGTTGTTTTTAGCGGCCAACACATACATTGCCAATGGCTTTTCAAGCACAGCACAAACCAATCTGTTGCAGGCCAGCAACACCTACGGATTTTATCAAAGCAAAAGTATCAAGCAAACTCTTGCTGAAGGTCAGTTGGAAGAAGCCCGGAAGGGCGTGGATAAAGACCGTGTTGCCAAGCTAGAAGCCAAGATTGCCCGCTACGAAAGCGAACCTGAGACAGGCGAGGGCAAGAAGGAATTACTGGCCAAAGCACGAGCACAAGAAACCGCACGTGAAGCAGCCAGGGCACATGGTCCATGGCTCACATTCTCAGGCATGCTGTTCCAGCTTGCTATTGTATTGCTGTCAGCAAGTATTTTAGCAGTCAACACCAAGATGTACAAGGCCAGTTTAGGCGTGGGTGCGATAGGTTTAATACTGATGGCCCAGGGCTATTGGTTATGGTTTTAATAACAAGGATTTAGTATGACAGCAAAAATGAGTGAGAGTGAAAAGAAAAAAGAAGATTGGATGAATTCAAAATGGCGTCCTATGATGGGCTGGACCTATATGATCACCTGTATATTTGATTTTGTAGTGGCACCAATTCTTTGGAGTTTGACACAGAGTTTATTTCACGGCAGTGTACAAACCCAATGGCAGCCGTTGACTCTGCAAGGCGCTGGGCTGTATCACATCGCTATGGGTGCTGTGTTGGGTATTGCAGCCTACGGTCGTACACAAGAAAAACTCGGCGGAGCCAACAATGGCGGAATCAATCTACCACCAAATGCTGGAACAACATATGTGCCCCCAACTGCGGCAGTACAAACCATGCCCGGTGCATTTGGTACACCAACGGCAACAACAGTCACACAATCCTGGGGCAGTCCAGTCTCACCAGCACCTGGCTGGGGAACAACCAACATCGGATCCAGTGGTGTAACCACTGGCTTTGGAGGCAAACTTGCTCCTCCACAACCTGACTTTTATCCAGAAAGATAACTATGAAAAAACTATTAATTGCACTATCATTGGCAATGGCTGGTCAATTTGTCCAGGCAGATACACCGCCAAGGGAAACCAAAAAGATCTGTGTTGATGTCAAAGACAAAGAAGGTAAAGAAGTCATAGACCCAAAAACCAAAAAAGTCAAACAGAACTGCAAAGAAGTCAAGCAACACAAAAAACTTGAAGGTACAGATGTACCTGTGAAGAAGTAATTGACCACTGCACTAAAATCCTGTATAATTATGTGTACAGGATTTTTTTATGACCGATCACTACGCCACACTGGGCGTTGCTAAAACTGCTACTGCAAATGAAATCAAACAGGCCTTTCGCCGGTTAGCCAGTCAGCATCATCCCGACAAGGGTGGCGACACAGCCAAATTCCAGGCCATCCAGGCCGCGTATGCCACACTAGGCGATCCGCAGCAACGTGCCGCGTATGATAATCCTCGCCCACAAATGCCGCCTGGGTTTGGATTTCAATCCAATGGGCCATTTGATTTCAACACAATATTCAACATGTTTGGCACAAGAATGCAATCGCCCGGGCAACAACGTCATCAACAGGCTCGCATGGATCTGTGGATCACAATAATGGACATTGCCACAGGCGGGCGTAGAACTGTGAGCGTGGGCAGTCAACAGGGCACAATGACTGTGGAGATAGAAATTCCATTGGGCATAGAAGATGGCAACACAGTGCACTATTCAGGTATTGGCCCCAGTGGAATGGATCTACTGGTCACTTACCGAGTGCATCCTCACCCTCGGTGGCAACGAAACGGACTAGCTCTTTCAACCAATCATGTGTTGCCTATCTGGGATCTGATACTGGGTTGTGATACTGTGTTTACAGACGTACAAGGCACAGAATTACTATTGACTATTCCGCCAAAAACTCAACCCGGAACTCAAATGAGAATGAAGGGTCGCGGCCTGCGGGCAAAATCTGGAATCGCTGGCGATATGTTAGTTGCTATACAAGCTCGTATACCCGACAACATATCCCCAGAACTCTTGGAAATGATAAAACAAAGTCAGACAAAATAAATATTCGTAATGGTTGTATAAGTTTAAAAATCCTGTACAATAGTAATTGGGAATACAAGTAATAATATCCATGCAAAATAATCCAGAAATTGAACAGATCCTTGAGTCAGCAGTTGCCATTGCTCATGCCTATAAACATGAATACGTCACAACCGAACATGTGTTGTTAGCATTGATACGTCACGATCCTTTTCGTCGTGTGGTAGAAAAGTTTGGGGCTGATGTAGCGTTATTTGATCAGGAGCTGACAAATTATATCGGTAGCCTAGTAAGTTTAATCAAAGATCCTGCACCACAACCAAGGAAAACCAATGCGTTGGAGCGAGTGTTTAATCGCGCATTAACACAGGTACTGTTTACTGGGCGCAAGCAAGTATCAACAATTGATTTAATGGTGGCCATGCTGGCAGAAACCAATGGACATGCACATTATTTCTTGTTGAAATACGGAATTAAGAAACAAGAGTTTATAGATTTCTGGCAGAGTAACTATACCCACGCCAGCGTGTCAATGAACGAAAATCAGGCCACACAGATATTAGAAGAGCATTGTACTAATTTAACGCAATTGGCCAAAGAAGATCGACTAGAACCCATGATTGGGCGCAGTGTAGAACTAGAAGAAATGATCACAGTGTTGGCACGTAGATTCAAAGCCAACGTGCTGATGGTAGGCGATCCAGGTGTGGGCAAGACTGCAATCATTGATGGTCTTGCACAAGAAATTGCCGCTGACAGAGTTCCTGAATTTCTTCGAGGGCATGAAGTTTGGGGCTTGGAAATTGGCAGCTTGCTGGCAGGATCAAAATATCGCGGTGAGTTTGAAGAAAAGTTCAAACAGGTCATTGGAGCACTAGAAGCCAAGAAGAAATGTATTTTGTTCATAGACGAAGCACACACCATGATGGGTGCAGGTGCTGGTGGGCAAAGCAGTTTGGATTTTGCCAACATGTTGAAGCCAGCCATAACCAAAGGCAATCTCAAAGTGGTAGCCAGCACCACCTGGGAAGAATACTACGAGAGCTTTGAAAAAGATCGTGCGCTGATGCGTCGTTTCCATCGTGTGGCAATTGACGAACCCACTCCCGGTACCACAGAACAGATCCTTATTGGGCTGAGTCCAAGATTAGAAAAGTTTCACAATGTGCTAATTGACACTGCTGCCATAACTGCTGCAGTTGAACTGTCAGGCCGTTACATACACGATCGTAAGAATCCTGACAAGTCAATTGACCTGCTGGACGGTGCTTGTGCAAAAGAACGTGTTAAAGATCAAGGACAACTTACTATCACTCAAGAATTGATCATGGCACAGTTGGCTCGTACCACAGACATTCCAATTGATCGACTACAAAATGAACGTAGCACTAAAATTCTTGAATTAGAAAACAACATCAAGCAAAAGTTATACGGGCAAGACGAAGCAGTGGATTCAGTGCTTGAGCGAATTTACATTAACTTTTCTGGCATTGGCAATGCTCGCCGACCTATTGCCAGCTTCTTGTTCCTAGGGCCAACTGGCACAGGCAAAACAGAATTGGCCAAACTGCTGGCGGAAAACTTGGACATGAAATTGCTCAAATATGACATGAGTGAGTACCAGGAGAAACACACAGTGTCAAGTTTGATTGGTGCACCACCTGGATATGTGGGATTTGAAGACGGCAATGTGGGTGGCGGCAAACTGATCAGCGATATCAGTAAGAATCCATTTAGTATTATTTTGTTTGATGAGATTGAAAAGGCACACCCAGATGTGATCAACATCATGTTGCAGATGTTGGACGAAGCAAGATTAACATCCAGCAATGGCAAAACTGTTGATCTTAAAAACGCCATTATCATTATGACATCTAATTTGGGTGCGAGAGACAACGAGAATCATAACATTGGATTCAGTACTCTGTTAGAAAAATCTGGCGAAGAAGATCGGGCCATGAAAGAGTTTTTCAAGCCAGAATTGCGCAATAGGATTGATAGAGTTTGTAAATTTGCCAAACTTGACACACTGGCAATTAAGAAAATTGTGATCAAGTTTGTGGAAGAACTACAAACAAGTTTGGCAGCCAAACAAATACGATTGACATTGACCGAATCAGTGATTGATATGTTGGCCAACAAGGGCTATGATAAAAAGATGGGCGCACGTCCATTGGGTAGAAAAATCGACGAACTTATTCGTGTGCCATTGAGCAAGCGCATATTGTTTGATCGTCTTGAAAACTGTACCATTCACGCAGTGATGAAAGATGATAAAATTGATTTTATGATAGAAGAAATTGCAAAACCCGTGGTCAACGAACAAGGATATATTGTACTTGATAACTTCAAACCTAAAATTTAAATCTGTTGATAAAGATCGATTGTTTTATAATCAGTATCAATACTCTGTAAGCATTCCATTACAGGAAGTAAATGCGCTGAGAACAGAACTATCACACGAATCAATAGATCGTGCCATAGCTCGCAGACTAGCATTTTGGTCAACAATGCCAAATCGTGCCAATCGAGTGATTGAGTCAGACACAGTGGACCAATTGCATAAAATCTGTGATTTTTTATTGTCTATCACTGACCAATACAAACTGGTATTTTACTATAATCACTGGCTCACAATCTACACCAATAGTCTGGAATTGCTTGATCAAGTTGATGCACTTGATTACGTTGATATTAAAAATTACAGTCAGGTCAATATCAATCGTCCCAAAGGTACAATATTGTTAAAAAATTCTGTGCATACCAAACGCAGTTATTTTCGTCAACGTACTATAAACAATCACGAAAGAAATACATTAATTAATTTTCTAATGTCTCAACAGGATTATATAAAATTAAGTCCGGGACTAAGAAATTGGATGCATAAAGATCGAATTCATACCTATGTGCTTGACTATTTCTTTATTGATTATTCAGATGATCAATGGCTGACCATGTTAAGTTTGGTGCATCCAGGACTGGTAAGAAAAACTGTACAAATCATACAAGATAAATAATACACTATGGCAAAAATACACGAAGAAATACTTGTAATCAAACTATCAAAATTGGTCAAAGACAGCGGCGAAAATGTGCCTGTTATTGCCAACAAAGATTTGGAAGATGCACTGACCGCAGTGGCTCAAGAGCTTGTTGGTACCGGTGTTATTGTAGAAATTGAACAGGCCTAATGTCCACATATTATACCACTGTTGTACTGTTGCCCACTACCACCTATGGTACAGCATCGGGCAACTATGATGGTAGTAGTCAAGACTTTTTTGGCAATGCAGTGCCTGCAGTCAATTATTATGGCGGGCAAGGGTACGTTCAAACCATAACCTACAGTGTGACCAATTTCACTGGAACAATAACCACACAGGCTACCTTGAGCGATCAACCAGAGCAGGCTGCCTGGTTTGATATTGACGTTTACGGAGACGGATCTTCGGTCATACCCGCAGACTATCATCCTGTGAGCATTTTAGGCAATTTTGCATGGTTACGAGTGAAAGTCACTGGATTTGAATCTGGCACAGCAAACGTAGTTGCATCATATTAAAACGTGACATAAATATGTTACAATGAATTATCTTGTAATATATCCCGGACGTTTCCATCCTTTTCATCGCGGTCATCGTGCCAGCTATGAATATCTTGCTAAAAAATACGGTGCTGATCATGTGTACATTGCCACCACTGGTGTGCAAGCACCTGTAACCAGTCCATTTACCTTTGCTGACAAAGTTAAAATGATTACTACACTGGGCATTCCTGCCGGACATGTGGTCAAGGTTACTAATCCTTATCAAAGTCGAGAAATAACAGATTCAATTCCCACAGAAGAAAAATCCAAAACTGTGCTGATATTTGCACTCAGCGCCAAGGATGCAGAACGCTTTAGCTTTGCTCCTAAAAAAGACGGCACACCCAGTTATCTTCAGTCCATGCCTGCCAATCTCAAGCAGTTGACGCCAATGACTGAGCATGCTTACGTAGAAATTACACCCACAGTTAATTTCAAAGTACGTGGTCAAGATGCCAACTCAGCCAGCCAAATCCGCAGTTTTTATATCAAAGGCAACAACAACGATCGAGATCAAGTTATAGCCGACCTATATGGTGAAGCTTACCCTGAGTTACGAGACATATTTGATAATCAACTGGGTGTCAGTGAACGAGTACAGAATATAGTCCGAGAAGCCAAGTTACTTAACACTACAAAAAGCATAGCACTGATAGAACGCATATTGACCAAAGAGCGTCGTGCGTTGAACGAATTTAGTGTCAACAGTGGCGATGATGGTTCCAGTGATGACCCATATCAGTATCCCAAGCCCGAACATTATGCCCGTAGCATAGATTACTTTGGTCAATTTGAAGCAGAACACTTTGACGAAGAAGATATGAATGATGCCACAGGCGAGTTCAAGGGTTACTGGTACTACGATGGCAAGCCGAGACAAATTGCCTATTTCAAGTTTGACAATCCCGAGCGCACCGGCAGTAATCATCCGGGCATGGGCTGGTACTATGAGCCACAAAACGAAGGTATAGCGGAGGCTAAAAGAAAGGAAAAGAAAAAAACTTCAAGATCCTTAGGCAGATATTTCTTTCCAGGTTACGGATACTATGGCAGTGGAGAATCTGGTGAAGGTGGCGGGGATGGGGGAGGTGAAGGTGTTGACCGGGGCATGGCAGAAGCAGAAAAAACAGCCAAAATCTTTCATCCACAGTATGTAGATGTATATTTTCTTAATGGTCCAAGAAGAACTCCCACACTGGTCAATCGCCGAGTTCCGTACAATTTAATTGATAGATATTTAAAAGTAGTTGTTAAAAAATACAATCTGCATCAAGGTCGTTTTGAATTCAGAAACGCCGAAGAACCACACATGGCCGAAGAATTCAGACCCACTGATGGCCAGGCTATGAATATACGTAGACAAACTGCACAAAAAATGAATCCAGTTACCGACAAATTTGTTTGGAAAAGACCCAATCAAATAGGCGGTAGTCACAGTGAGAACGAACTTAAATCGTTGAATTTTAAATATTCAACAAAATACAACATGTGGGGCGGCACACAACAGATGTGGGATCGTCTGTCTGGTGCACTAAAAGAATCCACCGATTACCTTGAAGAAAAATAATGCCTGTGTTATACTAGAGTAAATATTTCACAATTTACTAAAGGAACCTCATGGCAGACGAACAAGCAAAACCTACCACAGAAACCCCAGTGGCGCCGGGTCAGCAACAAATCCAAGTCAACATTGACTATTTAAAAACCACAAGGGTGCACATTTGCATGCCCTGTTATGGTGGTATGCTCACAGAATCTACGTTTATGAGTTATATCAAATGGAGCAATGCCGCTCGTCAGTTGGGCATTGACTGGACCATGGAAACCATGACCAATGAAAGCTTGATCAGTCGTGCTAGAAACACCCTGACTGCTAAATTCTTGCACAACAAGGATTCCACACACCTGATGTTTATTGACGCAGACATTGGGTGGGAACCCTGGCACTTGATGGTATTGCTAGATCGTCAAGTTGATGTGATTGGCGGACTGTATCCTATGAAAAGCCTGCCAGTCAAATGGTGTGTGAATGGATTCGACGGTGCAGAAGAAGGCCCCAATGGCCTACAAGAAGTTACCAAAACAGGTACAGGATTTTTATTGATCAAACGCGATGTGTTTGAGAAAATGGATGCTCATCCTGCGGTGAAACCGTTTATGAATGATATTGGATTGCCAGTGGAACTTAATCCGCACATGAAAACCTACTTTGATACCGCAGTACGTGAAAATCGTTACTACTCAGAAGACTGGACATTCTGCGAAAACTGGCGTGATCTAGGTGGTAAAGTATGGGTAGACAAACGTGTGCTGCTGAAACACACAGGAACTTATGTGTTTGATTTTGCCACACAAGATAACTTGTACAAAGAACTGCACAATTTGGCCTTGGCCAACGGCGCAGCCCTGGGCGGTGCTGCGGGTGTTGCTGCACCAGTGGATGTTCCCAAGCCTGTGGAAGCCAAAGTTTTAGCATCAAGCACTTCTAAAAAGAACAAAACCAAAGCCAAGTAACTATTCGGTAAATACAGTTCGTATGAACATCACCGAATTAGATTCCTATAACCTTGCCGACGCAGTAAAATTCAATGACAAATTGAACCCTGTGATCTGGCAAGGCCAGCACATGCGCCCCGAAGTTCGCGATCAACTGCTGACCATTGCAGAAGATTTTCGCGAACATCTTGGGCTTGCCAACATAGACGTCAAAGACATCACAGTGCTGGGTAGCAATGCCGGCTACACATACACTCCACATTCTGACATTGATCTACATTTGGTAGTTCGAATGCCACATGCCGATAACGAAGTGTACCGTGAATTGTTTGATGCTAAAAAGTACCAATATAATGACACCCACAACATCACCATTGGCGGATATGAAGTTGAGCTTTATGTAGAAGACGCAGACAAGCCTGCAGTCAGTCAAGGTGTGTTCAGTGTGTTGAACAACGATTGGGTGCATATACCACGACAAAGACCTGCCACAGTGAATGACAATGCAGTTCGCAGCAAATACAATGATCTCAAGCACAGAATTGATTCAGCAGTTGCTGGCAAAAATTTGACCAAAATCTCACAGTTGATTGACAAAATCAAACGCATGCGCTTGGCCGGATTGGCCCAAAACGGCGAACTGGGCGGAGAAAATCTTGCGTACAAAATGCTACGTACACAAGGTGATATTTCTCGATTGCATGATGCACGTAATGCTGCACATGATGAAGAGTTAAGTCTAGTAGAATCCACCATAATGTCCAAGCCCAGGATGACCTATGGATTTAATAGCAAAAAGAAGCTGGCCGAAGTAGAAATAACTCCGGATGGTGTTAGCCCTAGTACCAAAATGTTCTTGAGTGAAACCGATGATGAAAGTATTTTACGAGATTTTGTGGCATTCTGTGCAAAAGAACTTGAATTAGAAACAGAACCACAAATACGATTGCGTAGAGATCCAGCTTGGTCAGCACGAAACCGAACATTTGGTCGTTATGATCACGACACAAACCAATTGGAAATCAGCATAGGCAATCGGCACATCATGGATGTGTTGCGTACCTGCGCACACGAACTCACTCATCAACGTCAAGGTGAAACACAAACAATAGCGCCCGACTCTGGACACACAGGATCACCTGAAGAAAATGAAGCCAATGCAGCAGCCGGCATTATCATGCGTCGATACGGTGCCATGCATCCGGAACTGTTTGAAAAGTCCACAGTGGCAGAAGCCAGTGGGTATATTCCTACCACTGCTGAAATGCATGATCCCAGATTTGAGATGGCCATTACTCAGGATGTACGTCCTGGCGCCATTGGTCGTGCAGCCAATGCTTTTTTACTAAACACCGACGCACAAGGTCATCCACAAGAACTACGCCCAGACGGCCTGGTCAAGCGATTGGCTGAACAGTTGGCCGCTTTCAAACGACCATTGAGTGAAGCTGAACAACTAGACGAAATCAACATGGGTGGCAAAAGCCTAAGAAAGTTGTCAAAGTCTGTTGATGCACGAGCCGGCATTGAATTTGAAATGATTGTGCCCAATGTTGAAGGCGGCGAGTATGATTTTCAGCCAGAGCCTGATTATGACAATTACAACGAAACTGCCCGGGATATTGATGGAATCATTGAATTTTTTGATGACCGCGATTTTAACGGCGCCAGAGCCATAAGAGAGTTGCGAACTGAGCTTGAGTCAAATTACCTTGATTGGCGTGAAACTAAAATTTACGAAGACTGGACCGATAACGGATTTGATTTCTTTGCTGAATGGGTGGCCAACAACATTGATCCAGAAGAAATTATTGCTTACCTTGACAAAGATTCAGACTATAACATAACCAAAGACGACATACTGAACTATTCCAATTATCTGTGGGAAGAAGCCGGCGAATCCAGAGACGAAGCTCTTGAAGAATTTAGAGATGAAAAAAAGGATGATGGCGAGTATGACGAAGAACAATGGTTGAGATCTGAAGGCATACGAGACATGCAGGATGTAGAAAGTGCTTATAGTACTAGGATTACTTGGCCCCACTGGACCGAAGACGATGGCATGGGCGATGGCACTTACAGTATAGAAGCAGTGGCTGAAAGTTTTGAAAAGGCCATTGGTCGACCAGTGATGTGGGGCGACGATTATCACAACATAGATCGCGACGATGCATATAGTCAAGGTGCGTATATTGTTGAGCCTGACGGCAGCTTAGAAGCCAATAGTGGCAATGATCGCGGATTAGAATTTATTAGCCCACCCTTGCCTCTGGATGAACTGGCCAAGGACATGCAAAAAGTCAAAAAGTGGGCCGACTCCAATGGTTGCTATACCAGCAAAGCAAACAAAACTGGCCTGCATATCAATGTGAGTGTACCGGGACTTGATGCAGAAATGAAAAATCTTGATCTTGTCAAACTGGCATTGTTGTTGGGTGACAACTATGTGGCTAAAGAATTTGGAAGATTGGGTAATACCTACGCCAAGTCAGTGTACAATATTGTCATGAACAATATAAAAAATCGTCCCGAAACTGCAGAAGTTTTGTTGGATCGCATGCGTGAAAATCTAAGCAAAGCTGCCACTCGTGTGATACACAACGCCCAGACAGACAAGTACAGTTCAATCAATGTCAAAAATGGCTATATTGAATTTAGATCTCCAGGTGGTGATTGGTTGGATGCAAACTTTGATAAGATTCAAACGACACTAGAACGATTTGTTGTGGCCACTGATGCAGCAGTGGATCCTGCAAAGTATCGACAAGAGTATCTAAAGAAACTGTATCGTGCATTGAGTGGCACAGAGATTGAACACGGTAGAAATCCTGCTACCGGAAAGAAAACTTTTAAGATTGCTACCGAAGCAGACTTTGCTAACCTGTTGTCAGAATACATGGCTGGAAAAATCAACCGAGAGGAATTGACAAGAATTGCCGCGGAGCAACGTCAACTCGGCCAAGACAAGCCCAAAGACAAACAACAGTATCGCATGGTCAATCCTGACACCTATCAAGAATATGCAAGGTTCACTGCTACCAGTGCCGAAAAGGCTGATGCACAGGCCAAACTCTATGCCGCTGAAAACGACATTGCTTTTTACAACTATATTGTTTTAGATTCCGGCATGCAAGTAGTGGGCGGAGATATACGCCACACTGCAACTCCTGGGCGACAAAGTGATCCCAATGGTCGTTATGAAATTATAAATCGTGCCACCGGAGCGGAAGCTCGGCCAAGATTCATGTTCAGTGCGGTACCACAACAAATACCCTATGTGTTGCAGGCCTGGGCCAACAGAAACGGCACTGCACCCACAGACTGGACAGTGATCGACACAGAAAGTGGCATTGAAGTAAATTCAACAACACCAACAACTGTTGGCGCTTCAAGAGTTGAACCACTATGGACAGTGAGCTTGCTAGACAACATGGCACGCTATGTAGAAGTTCGTGCACCAAATGAACTGTCAGCATTGGCGGCTGCGCATGAAACTGATCCAACAAACTTCCCAATGACAGTGACCACAGATGATGTTATCATTACTCCAAGGGCACAACAATTACCAACTCCACGTCCGATACCGGGTGTAGAAGACGTTCCACTTGATCTTGAATTTGCACAAAGGACTGTTCCAGGATCTACTATAGACCTAGCACAACAACGAGCAACACCCGGTACATTCACTGGTGCGTGGAAAGTAGTAGACAGCAACACTGGAGAAGAACTCCACAGATTCAGCGGTATAGGCAACAGCCAAGAAGATGCTAACAGAGTTGCTGGACAATGGGTACGAAGCAACAGTATTGCAGTTCCCACTGAAGTGTATCCAATAATGAGTGAGTCAGTGACTGAATCATTTATCAATGCTTTGATCAAGCTTGATCAAGAACCTTGGGCTCTGACTGAATCTACAAATAATTTTGAAATCAAAAAAAGCAGTTTGTTTGATAAAACAGTACAGAACAAATCAGAGCAACTTCCTGATTTAGCAAATAAAATACAAGAATTTTTAAAGTTTAAAATGGTCACGCCAGGTCAACCCTGGGGCAACGACTCTCCGTTTATTGCTGCAGGACCACTGGGGTCTGCAATACCAAAATTACGACACGCACATTTAACCAGAGACCTTAGTTTATATTATACCATTGAAGGTCGCAATCCCACAGTCATCAAACTGTATGGCGTATTCAATCATCACGAAAGTGGCACAGGAACTCCTAAGAATATTAACAAACAAAAAAACTTAGCAAGACAATTGGTCAATCAGGAAGTTGCTGAAACTAAAAATCCCAACACAACCTATAAACTATGGTCTGCTCCTGTAAAAATAAAACAGCCGACCTACACAGGCTACATTGATGTTGCTGTGACTGCACAAAATGCACATTTGGCCAGACAATTAATGAAAGCACAGTACGGTGTGGCAGACTGGGAAATTGGTAGTGTAAAAGAAGTAAAAGTATGACACAGCAATTTGTGAAAGTTGTGGCTGATGTTCACTGTGATTATGAGACTGGTCAACTGCCTATCTATAGACTGTATGTGAACAATGAATTGTTCACAGAACGCACATGGATCTGGGAAAATGTTTATCTTGAAGAAATGATACCTATATTGGCAGAACCTGGTGATTACAAGATCCGTTATGAGCTGGTACCGGGCACTTCTGCAGGGTTAAATATACAGAACTTGCGAGTAGCAGAAGGCACTGCTACCATACAAGATTCCACAGTGAGGATAAGATAATGCGAGCACAAGAATTTATACGTGAAAATGCATCAGCAGGTGCCACAGGTTCAGGCAGTATCGCCACCGTTGCCACACCCATGGGCGGTGTGATTTCTCGAAATGCCGGCAGTTTCTTTGCCGGGCATAAATACTCTAATGACGAGACTCCAAACACGCCAGAGTCTTACAAAACATACAAGAAACGGAAAAAGTAATGTTAGCTGATTTGTTAAAAACACTGTTGGGAACACAGTTTGCACACTATGTGAAAGCACATGCTTTTCATTGGAATGTAGAAACTCCTGACTTTTATCAGTATCACAAGTTTTTTCAGAAAATATATGAAGATGCCTATTCTGCAGTGGATCCCATAGCAGAATATATCCGTAGCCTGGGCGAATATGCACCAGGCAGTATGGAACGTCTTTTAGAACTCAGTGTAATACCCGGACAAAGCAAAATACCTCGCGCCCGACTCATGGTAGAAGAATTGCTGGCCGACAGTGAAATCTTGGTTGATTTGTTGAACCAATGTTTTACTGCCGCCACCCAAGAAAACAAACAAGACATTGCCAATTTCATTGCCGAAAGATTGAGTCAAACCAACAAGTTTGCCTGGCAACTACGTGCAACACTAAAAGAGGTAAGGGCGTGATATGGATTCTGAATTCCGCAGCATAGTTGAACGTTTGGCCGTTCTTGAAGGACGAATAACTCCGGTCACAGTCCGGCATGGGCTTAATGCTCAGCAGAAATCTGCACATCAATTGCCTGCGCTGTTCAAGCCCAAAACTGTGTCAGTACTGAACGCAAAAACTGATCCTAAAAATCCCATGGCAGGATACATGGTAGGCGATAGTGTACAAGACGATCGAGACGTTGTGGAAGATGTGGTTGACAAGGTAAAACGAAGCCTCACTGACTATTTGAAAAATCTTGAAGATGAAATACGAGTTGACAGCGACCTAAAAGATAAAACACACAACGACACAGATCTCAAGCAAAAATCTGCTGAGATTCGCGACCTAGTGCCAAAAATCCAAAAGCAAAACACAGATGAAGGCTATCCTGTCATAGCCATTGCCATGGAAGACGGCAGCAATTGCGAATTGCATGGAGATGAAAACACAGGTTATGAAATTCGTCGCGGTGGTCGTGCATTGAAAACTCGTTTTGAAAATGTAGATCATGCACGTATGGCAGTGGAAATGTTTAATGCACGTATGCGAGCACGTCATCCCGAACAACAAGATTACATTGAGGAAAAATAATGTTAGTACAAGACCTATTTGAAAATCGCACGAATGATGCATACAAGGTATTTCAGCAACTGGCTGTTGCAGTGAATCGTAGTCAAGACATTGATTTAAAAATAGGTCGCGAAATGATGCCTATTGCTTATTGGCAAGCCAGACATTTGTTGGGTCAATACAAAAGCATTGTTAAAAATCAAGGTCCAGATGCTGGCATGACATTTTTGTCTGATTACAACACAATCTCTGCAGCATTGGATGCCATGGATGCTAAACTGGCCAGTTATAAAAATATTGGATCTGTGCCAGGTCAACGTGGTGTGGCCGAAAATGAAGAACAAAACCCAGTGGCCGGTGCTATCACTAGAAGGATACTGACACAACGCACAGACTTATTGAGCAAGTATGGCCCTGTGTTGGTAACACAGGCCATTGATGATGTTGCAGACTTTGTGGGTGATACAGAAGAAATTGGCTCCAGTGACGTCAGCGGTTGGGTTCAGCAAGTTGAACGAGCATTGGCCCGAATGGGTCAAGATCTAGGCGAAGCAGGCAGAAACTATCATGCAAATCGCACAGGCTTTGCTCGTGGTGCAAGAGATCCTGAAGGTCAGGACCCTGCACCTGATACACGTACCTGGTATATTCGTCTCAATGGCAAACTCATTAGAGACAAACAGGGCAATCCATATTCATTCCGCGATAAAGCTGCCGCAAACAAAGCCGCATTAACAATGCAGGCCAAACTGTTCAATCAGGGCAAAGAATTTGTGTTGACTACCAATCCCAATGATCCACAACAGGGCATGGATGAAGGTTGGAAAGAAACACTAGGTACAGCCGCATTAACTGGTGCAATGGCATTGGGTTCTGCTGGTGCACAGGCTAGAGTAACCCCTGACGGACAAGGTGGGTTTACTGGTGGATTGAAACCAAGTGCAACAGTAACTGCACCCGCAGATAATAAACCGGCGGCAGAAACACCAAAAGGTTTTAGCAAAGAATATCTACAAAAGGCAGCAGATCCTAATCGCACTGGTAGATATATGATTAGTGTTGAAAGAGCACAAGAACTATTAAAAGGCATGCAAGAAGGCATGGCGGAAGGCGAAAAAGATACCAGCCGGATGAATAAACAAAGTCAAGACTTCTACAATAAAAATCCAAACTTTAAACGTGATGATAGAGAAACCAAAAGTCTAGGCAACAATAGATTGGCCACCCGAGTCGACCCCACAGGAGGCCTGCCAAAAGTTGCAAAGAAAGCAATGACTCCATTTCGATCTATGGCTCAGGAAGATGCCAGGCCAGGCCCGTTAGAGCAGACTACCAAACACACTCAAAAAAAAACCGTTGACCAACTGAATCATCTACAGGCCTTGAATGGGCTTGATGAAACAGTGAGCCTTATGCGGGCTGCTAATCGACGTGTGACAGAAAACTTGAATCTAATAAACGGTATTCAAGATGTAACGCAAGATCTAGACAGTCAATTTGATATCATTGAAGACTGGATTGGTGCACTGGCCAAACAACTCAGTGTTGATCCTGAACAAATTTGGGAAGATTTTGAATCAGTAGATGATGAGACACTGCTGGAAACTGCGGCTTGGCAAAAGAAATCTGGCAAGAACAAAACTGGTGGATTAAATGCCAAAGGTGTGGCCAGCTATCGTAGAGAACATCCTGGTAGTAAACTACAGACTGCAGTCACTACCAAGCCCAGTAAACTCAAACCAGGCAGCAAGGCTGCCAAACGCCGTAAGAGTTTCTGCGCCAGAATGTCAGGTGTCAAAGGTCCAATGAAAAAGCCCAATGGCAAACCAACTCGTAAAGCCTTGGCCTTACGCAAGTGGAATTGTCACGAAAGTGTGATGGAAGCTGCAAATGCTGCACAACAGGCGGCCATTGCCATTGCCATGAAGAAAGCAGGCAAGAAACCCAAAGGCATGTCTGAAGACTGGAGCCAAAAGTACAAGAGCAGTATCAACTGTAGTCATCCCAAGGGCTTCTCGCAAAAGGCTCACTGCGCCGGCAAGAAAAAACACACGGAAAGTGTTGAAATGGAGATGACTTGCCCTGACTGTGGCATGTGTGAAACTCATGTAGACCATACTAATTTAGATGAAGCTTGTTGGAAAGGTTATCACAAAGAAGGTAACAAAAAAATGTTTGGTAAAACATATCCCAATTGTGTGAAGAATGAAGATATTGAAGAAGATAATTCTAGAATTGCAAGAAAACCAGGACAACCTGCTAATAGTAAAAAGCATAGCGATTTATACACAGATGAAAATCCTAAAGGAACTATCACTGGTTTAAAATTTGCTACAGCAGAGGATGCTAGAGCCAGTGTGTCAAAGATCCGTAACAGTGGTCGTAGTCACGCACATAAGATCCAAGCCGCAGTGGCAATGGAACAACGTGCTAAGGCTGCAGGAAAATCTGAGGCAGCGTCGGTATATAGAAAATATATAAATGCTACTAAGAAAACTGACGAGGGTATAGATTTAGAAGAAGCCTGCTGGGATACACATAAGCAAGTAGGTATGAAAAACAAAGGTGGTAAACAAGTTCCTAACTGTGTTCCAAAAGAAAGTGTACAAGAACAACAGTCACATAGTGAAAGTTGCCCGCATTGTGGTGGCGAGATGGTCAGTGAAGAATTGATGAACGAAAAGAAAGATGCTTGCTACTACAAAGTTAAGAGTCGTTACAAAGTATGGCCCAGTGCTTATGCCAGTGGTGCATTAGTTAAATGCCGCAAGAAAGGTGCAAGCAACTGGGGCAATAAAACCACAGAAAGTCTAGTGCAAGAACTGGAAGAAAATCTACATGACTGGTTCAACAAGGAAAAATGGGTGCGCATGGACACCAAAGGCAATATCAAAGGCGACTGTGCTCGAGAGCCTGGCGAAGGCAAACCCAAATGCCTGCCGGCTGCCAAGGCACATGCACTAGGCAAAAAAGGTCGTGCTAGTGCAGCTCAACGCAAGCGCAGACAAGATCCTAATCCAGAGCGTAGTGGTAAGGCCATAAATGTTGCCACCAAAGAAGATGTATCAGAGCAAGGCTCCGCTGATTGGCCGTTTGAAGCTCTCAACGAACTTTCAAACGAAAAGTTAACACAATACAAACGTGCTGCCGCAGCCGATGCAGGCAAATCAGACCTAGAAGGCAACTTCAAACGTGCTGACAAACGTTTTGGTGGTATTGTACAAGCAACTAAAAAACAGTTTGCCAACGATGTTAAAAAATACCAACCACAATGAGAGCACAAGAGTTTGTTAACGAAGTCAACATAGACAATCGCACAGGCGCAGGATCTGTGCCATGGAATCAGGAAGTTGATTATCGTGGTCTGCGTGTGGCAATGAAGCCCAGTACATTTTTACGACTGGCATTACCGCTCACAGATCAAGACAACAGCAGAATGGAACGGCACATTGGTACAGGTGGTACCATTGGTGCTCCATTTTTAGATATTGTTGTGCCCGAAGCATGGCAGTCCGGCGATTTCAGCGAACCAGCACAGGTCAAAGGGCATGATGGCCGTCATAGAATGCAGGCCATATCAAAGCTGGAAGGAGACGCACCTGTGGAAACACATTTGTTTCCTAAATATCTGCGCAATCGTGATTTGACTCCGGAAATAGTCCAACGCCTACAAGCAGGCATGGTCACGCAATCTGGTCGCTACATGCCAGGTCCGTTGTTTGATGTCGATTTTAAATCTGTATCACGCCCTGATACAGAACTAGCAGAAGGCCTGGAAAAGTTTAATTACGAAGTCTTGCGTCCAGGATTCCGTTGGAGTGAAGAAATCAATGGTATCACATATCTAGTACGTACTCAATGGGATAACATGCCCGAAGTCATAGCAAGAATCAACAACCGAGAAGTGGGCCGTGTTACATTTATCAAGCATGACACTCGCACAGCTTTAGAAAGTGTCAGTACGTATGTGAGCCCAAAATGGCAAGGGCATGGTATAGCCAAAAACATGTATGCGGTCATGCGTATGCTGGGTGCCAATATTTGGCCCAGTGGCGCACAAACTGCCATGGGCAAGAACATGTGGGCCAAATGGAAAAAGCACAGTGACGTCAAACATTTGACCAGCATGAATGCAAAAATAGATCAGCCGGGTGTGGCAGAAGCCTTTGATCAACCTTATTCCATTAAATGGGAGAAAAGTGAACATGGTGACTATGATGCATTAGCCACACTAGATGATGGATCATATCTGCATGTCATGTTTGAACATACCACACCGTATGAAGTTAATGTTTCGTTTTGGAGAAACAACAGTTTAGAAACCACAGGCAATGGTGATTCTCAACGAGTATTTGCCACAGTACTAACAGCTATAAAACAGTTTCTAAAAACTGAACAACCAGCAAACATAGCATTTTCAGCCAGCAAAGATGTTGAACCAGGACAAAATAGTATGAGTCGGTCAAAATTATACAGCAGATTGGTTCAACGATATGCCACTGCTTGGGGATATAAATCAAATGCGTTTGATCATGGTGATGAAATTGTTTATGAATTGAGCAGAATAAAACCAATTGTTAAGACAGTAGGAGAAAACTTTGCCGACGGCAAAGGTCCAGGTCGACCTGGTGATAGTCAAAGACACGGTATTCCTAAAAAAGCCACCATGGCTGAACTAGAAAAGGCCTCGCATGCCAAAGGTCGCAAAGGACAACTGGCTCGCTGGCAATTAAACATGCGTAGAGGGCGTAAGAAATGAGACACAATGAATACCCAGTGTATCCTGAAGACGACGGCTACGATAGATTTAAAAATCCTTATAGTCCAGTCTAACAATGAATCTAGTTTATATTCACGGTGCCAGTGCCACAGGAGAAAGTTTTAATTATATCCGAGAACATGTCGGCGGATCTGACATAGTTTTAGAATACAACAGTGCTGACGGATTCAAGCACAATCTTGATGCCATGCTGGCGCAGTTACATGATGTCAACAATATATTTTTTGTTGCACACAGTTTGGGCGGAATCTATGCACTGCATTTGGCCAATTTAATACCCAATCAGGTCCTGGGTGCAATAACACTAAGCACACCCTATGGCGGTGCCGAAACTGCAGATTTTGCCAAGTATTTTTTACCCTTCAGCAGACTGTTAAAAGACATAGGTCCGCACAGTTGGCCCATGCGTCAAGCAGATCAAATTGAAATACATCATCCCTGGACCAACATAGTCACAGTCAAAGGTAGTGCGGCCTGGATCATGGGACCAAACGACGGCATTGTCACTGTGGCCAGTCAACGGCATCATGATCAGGGAATGGAACTGATTGAAGTTGATTATAATCACTACGAAGTGGTGCTCAGTGACCAAGTTATTGCTATTATACAAGATAAAATAGCCGCGATAAATAATAGCTAGCACCAAAGATTATGAAACTCTACCACTTTTTACCCGAACAAGCTGACCTTGACGAAGCAGCCATGAACCCCACGGAATTTGACCGTGCAGTTGCACAAGGACAGCAGGCTGGTGTGTTGGTGGGTTTTGAGTTTGAAGTGCATGTACCAGAAGCCACAATCACAGGTGCTGACCCGGAAATAAACAAAGAAGATGACAAATACTCCATGTCAAACTTTCAACCTATGTTTGAAGAGTGGGTTGATAACACTGAGCTAGAAGCCTTTTCACCTGATCAGTTTGACAATTTGTTTGCATTTAAACAACCCATAAATGGCTTTGATAACATGCAGACTGCTGCCATGCAAATGACAGAGCAAAAACTTGCAAAGATACGAGAAGTATTTGATCAAATCCCAGAAAAAATCAGAGCCGACACAATTGAACACGTTCGCCGAGAATATCCAAGAAATCGTATTCCTCGAGACCTGTCACCAACTAGCCAACTTAGATTTTTTAAACGATTTGCCGTCCGCATTTATTATTACAATAACAAACCTAAAACTAACCAACTGGCCTCGTTAATCACACATTTCAGTAATTTCAGCTGGGAAGATTTAATGAGTTTTGTGTATGCCGGCACAGTGGTAGACCAGGGCAGTCGATCAGGAAATGCTGTTCAGATATCCGGCAACTTTGATCAGTATTTTGAATTTAAAACATCCATGGCAGAAGTATGGGATGACTTGAATTTAGATGAGTACGAAGATTACGATGATGACTACGAAGATGATGATGACGAAGATTATAACAAAGCAGTCAGCATACTGGTTCCGTCGCTGGAACAAATGACCGGTCGCAAGGTCAATGTATTTCATAGCTATCACCAAAAACCAAAAAATCTTACCGACTGGTACATTGAACCAGACGGCAGTTTAGAAACAGATAACAGTGGTGATGCCAGTTGCGAAATTGTCAGTCCGCCTTTGCCAGCAGTAGAAGCTGTGGGTGCGTTGAAAAGTTTTTATGGCCTGGCAAAACAACTGCGCCTGTACACCAACTCAACCACCGGCCTGCACATCAATGTCAGCATACCGGGCAATTTAGATGTGCTTAAATTGGCAGTGTTTTTAGGCGACCAGTATGTGTTAAAGTACTTTGGCCGCGAAAACAGCAGCTACGCTCGCAGTGCTGAAAGATCAATAGTGAGCAGAGCCACCGGTGCAGTCAAAGTTACAGCACCCAGAGGTAAAAAACCCAATCCAATTGGTCAACCCAGAACCACTGTCAGCATTGATATGGCAAAATTAAATGCCATGGCCAAGGATGCCACACAAGGTCATACAGCCAGTATCAGCAACAACGGCAAATACTTCAGCTTCAGGCATGCAGGCGGCAACTACCTGGCAGACTTTGCAGGCATTTACAACTCAGTGGGACGCTTTATTCGTGCCATGATCATTGCCAGTGATCCTGCACTGTACCGACAAGAATATCTGGCCAAACTGGCCAAACTAACTGGTGGACCAACAGGTACTGTGCCAAATGCTGATACTGAACAAATGATCAGCTATCTCAGAACCAACGGAATGCCTGTGGTGTCCATGGACATAATGAGATCCAAGAAAAATCGCAGCATGGATAAAGTTGCTCAAGATGCATTCAGAGGAGCATTTAATGTTGGTTGGAAAGCAGAGTATGCAGAGTTTATGACTGTGGTTCCCAACAGCGCCAGTGCCAAAACAAATCTACTGGCTAAATTTAATGCCCCAGCTAGAAAACAAAAAGCAGAGGAATCTGATCTAAGTAATTTTGCTGAAATTACAATAGCACCGCCTAACATTCGATCACTGAAAAACATGATGGCCGCTGACTTTCCACCAGGTGTGAATACATTTGACTCCGGTTTTGATACTGCTGGCTATTATCTGCGCAGGAAAGAATGGAGTCCTCCTACAGATCCACGCACACAAACACTTATTAAACAACTTTTGCGTAAAAAGTTTCCAAAAAAATGAGAGCAAGTGAATTTTTAATTGAAGCCACTGATCCAGGGTTTGTGGGATTTATGAACAAAAGCCTGGGCGATCGTGTTGATACGGCGCGACCAGACCCATTGGCCGGTGCTCCGGACTGGTATAAAAATACACCAGTACAAGATTTCAAAGCCGACAGTCATTGGGGTCGTGCAGCCTTGTGGGGGCTACGAGTATTGGCCAAAGTTGAGCCTGACGCCAGAGCTGCGTTGGCCCAAGCTGGTGAAGATGCCATAGTATCATACCTAGAAAAAGTTGCCAAGGCCACGGGTGCTTATAGAAAATTTAAATTTGCAGAAGAAGACATTTGGGAATCTCAGGACTACCTGGATGAAATATTCCATGACCCCAACATAACTAGTTGGACACAGGTTATATAATGCGAGTCAGTGATTTTCAAATTCGCAACCACAACAAACTGGATGATATTTTGGTTCAGTTATGTGCAATGATTATTGAGGGTAAAAAACAAGACCCAGAAAAGTACGGCATGGTAGCATCCGCAGTACTAGATACTAACAATAATCTAGTCAAAGCAGTGAATTATAAAACCACACACGGACGGGCACATGGAGAACTTGCTGCCATGGAACAGTATGAGCGCAAGTTTGGTAACATTCCTGCAGGTAGTATTATCATAACAACCTGCAGTCCTTGCAGTGAACCAATGCCAGTCAGCGAACGAGACGGTCCAAGTTGTACAGAATTAATCAACAACAGCCCAGTACGCAAAGTATATTGTGGATTTGAAGATCCCACACAGAATCTCAGTGATCGATATCAACACAAAAAATTCCACACTGAGTGTACAAAAAATCCCAAGATACATGAGCTGTGCCATGTGTTTGCCAATACATTTTTGGAACACAGAACAGAACAACTAGATGAATTGACTTTTTTAGGATCACCATGCACCAAAGACTGTTCGGGGCATCGTGCAGGATATCGCTGGAGCAAAGATCGAGCTAACCGAACTGCCAGCAGTTGGAGTCAAAGTTTTAACAACGGGGCCGCGTTAGCTGCGGCCGGACGATAAAGAACACCCTTAGGACCGTAACTCTGTTACGTGGTGTGGCCGGGTGCTGGCCTAGTGTAACGATTCGCTACCGTGAAACTAAAAGTGACCAATTATTAACTATAAATAGTTCATGCTTGATTTTTTAAATGTTGGCACATCGTTAAATTTATCAAAAATTCAAATTGACGATTTACTTAAATCAATCTATGGACAGGAGTTTGATGTAGGCCCAGAAATTTTTCTTGGCATAAATTTACAATGGCCCAAGTTTGATTTACCTGCAAACTATCAACGATATTTCATATCATTCCATACCGAATATATGGACATACCTTGGATTCTAGAACAAGCTCGTCGTGTGTATCCAGTACCAATCTTATTAGTCACCGATTATGATATTGAAAAAAATCCTGTCTGGCCTGAAAATATAACTGTAATTAAATACATAACTTTACACAAGCAATTGGACCAAGCAATCAACGACATTGGAATGGCCACAGAAATCAAAACTCCCAAATATAAAATTAGCAGTTTAAGCTACCGAATTACACAATACAAAAAATTTGTCACTGCATACTTATTGCAACATTTTGATCACAGTGACATGATACTGACCTATCACAATAGTATGGGAAAATTAGATGATCATCATGGATACCCCAACGGATACCCATACCTTGATCAACTTGAGTTAACATCATTGTCCAAAACACTGATAAATTTTGAAGATGATACAGAATCTATAAACATCTCCCCAGTTTTAAATGCTTCGTGGCAAATTGCACCGTTTCTGGATGCCTGGATCAATCTTACAAATGAAAGTTGGCACTATTCAAGGACTATACTCGATAATAAGAACTTTTATTATCCGGGTCCTTACTTGACTGAAAAAACTTTTAAACCCTTATTAGCTGGTAGACCATTTTTGGCTGTAGGACAATGTAACACTTACAAAACATTAAAGGATCTGGGACTTTCTGTTGATTTCGGATTTGATATCAGTTACGACACAGATTCAGGAGATCTTACTCGGATTAAAGGTATTTTTTCCGCAATTGATTACATACAAAATACCAATCTTGATCAATTGTTCCAATCAGGAATTGATGCCGTTCGTTACAATTTAAATTACATTAAAAACAACGATTTGTTTGTCCACTGTGAAGATCTAAATACCGAAAGTGTAAAAAAGATTAAAAATTTTTTTTAATTGGTACTGGATTTCAATCTTCAGTTAATAAATATTTCTTGTCAAATAATCTATAAAACTAAAATATTATAATTACTGATTTAACCAAAATATCATTGACTTTTACACATAATACTGTATACTTGTTTGACTAACAGGAGATTTATATGTCTACAAAAACTTTCAACGGCGAACAAAAACTCAAGCTCACTCAAATCATCAACGAAGGCATGCAGGTCATGCACGAAATTGAAACTTTAAACGGTGGGCTAGCTGACACTATCAAAGCAGTTGCCGAGGAGCTTGAGATCAAGCCTGCTGTCCTGAAAAAAGCCATTAGGCTTGCACACAAGGCAGAGTTTGGTAGAGAGAAACAGGATCATGAATTGTTAGAAACAATTCTAGAAACTGTGGGCAAAACACTATAACAGTGACCGTATCTCAGAATAGCCATGAACAAACATCAACAACATCTTAAAGACACTGGTTGGACTTATTGGCAACACCTACATCACAGTATTGTAGTGGGTTACCAACTTATTAAAATTGCCATGTTGGGGTTTATTCATGGGGTGTTTCCGGGGATCTGGGCTAATAAAGGACCAGTAGGCATATATCGAGTGTTCAAGGACATGCGAAAGTTACGCCATGCACAGAAACTATTTGATGCAGAAGACCAACAACAGCATGAGCAAGATAAAAATAATCGGGTATAATCAAGCCACATTAGCCAATGACTTTGTTGGATTGTTTAGTACTCACGGGCAGTCTATTGATATCCTAGAACCAGATGACTTTTTGCAAGGCAACTATAAAGACAATGATCGATTTGTAGTTGCAGTGACTCGTGATCTTGACTTGAGAAAACAATTAATTACTGCACTAGACGAAAGATTGTTATCACGTGCTACACTGATTCACCCAAGTTGTGTAATTGATCCACATGCTGAAGTTGGCGAAGGTTCTGTAATTTCTCAATTTTCCAGTGCACTTTGGAGTAGTACCATTGGGCGAGATTGTTTAGTTGCACCTTACTGTATGATTGCCCATCAAAGCAACCTTGGACAAGGAAGTCTTATGCAACCAGGTGCTATGATAGCCGGCAGTACCACAATAGGATCTATGTGTGTGTTAGGAATGAGAAGCAATGTCATTGACAAACTTTCTATATGTGATTGGGTAGAGGTGGGCGCCGCTGCCTTGGTTACAAAAAGCATCGAGCAATCTGGGTTATATCTGGGGCAACCAGCCAGGCGTGTAAATAAACAAGAATGAGTCGCTCACGTTACGAGCATGCAACACGGCTAATCGGCCATAATCGGAGAAAAATTGAGTTACATTGACGCACTGTTTGATCGAGAACACGATCGCATACATGTTGTAGAACGACGCAATGGCGAACGAGTCTACAAGGAATATCCAGCCAATTACATATTTTACTACGATGACCCCCGAGGCAAGTTTACCAGCATTTATGGCACACCTGTATCACGTTTTAGCACACGCAACAACAAAGAGTTTCGCAAAGAAGTTCGAGCACAGTCACATAAAAATTTATATGAAAGTGACATCAATCCTGTATTTAGATGTTTGAGCGAAAATTATCTTGGCCAAGATGCTCCAGAACTCAATGTGGCATTTTTTGACATTGAAGTTGCGTTTGATCCAGAACGTGGATTTAGCCCAGTTGCAGATCCATTCAATCCCATAACTGCAATTTCGTTGTATTTGACTTGGCTGGATCAACTGGTCACATTGGCAGTACCACCAAAACACATGAGTTGGGCCACTGCTGAAGAAATTGCCAGTACGTTTGAAAACTGTATGTTGTTTGAACGTGAAGAAGAAATGTTAAAAACATTTTTGGATCTCATTGAAGACGCAGATGCACTGTCCGGGTGGAATTC